AAGACGCGAAGAAACAGACCCGTTGTTGTGGCTGTCCCGCTGGCGTTTAGGGTGACTTCTTCCTCTAGCTCGTTATAGCTAGCATCCAATCCAGAAATCAGGACGGTAACGCCCGAGTCCGTCGCACCACTGGCCGAAGTAGCCGTCATGGCCACCGCGGATCCGGGATAAGCGTAGACGCCGCCCGCATCCCAAATGGTTTCTTCGACGTTCAGAATTGCAGGGTTGTACCCGTACTTGAACAGGGTATTATGGTAGGAGATCTGGCTGCGAGAAGCTTGGAGCTCAAATGGCTCGCTTGTCCCAACGCGAGATATGGAACTTACTTCACGAGCCATTCGAATGCCTCCTAATTAAACTGCTTACGCAGATAAAGGATAACAGTGTACGTGTCGGCAGCCGTGGCCCCAACAGTCGTAAACTTGACATCACCATTTTTACCAGCACCGGCGTTATTAGTAAGTCCGCCGAATATGGTATAGTCGTGGTTCCCGCTCTGGTTCTCGCCTAGCTCAATGCAGAACTGGTCGGAGGTGGCATCCCAAAGGATCTGCACCTTCATACCAATGCATTGCCACCAGATACGCTCAATGACGACGCCAGAACAGGCGTCGCCATCCGCGCTAGAAGCAAGAGCGGATACATCCACTTTAGTTACAGCGCTCTCGCCAGTTCCGTCAGAAACATTGGTGAATTTCATCACCGCATATTTAGGACCATCGGCGAGAGTCTGGGATGTTACCGCATCAGCCATTGTTTATCCTCTCTTACTGATCGGAGAACGCAGGCGCAGTAGCCCCGGTAACAGAACCCCAAACGTACCAATTAGTGTCGTCTTTAGCCACGATGTTCACGACCGCAGAACCCGGCACATTGACCTGAAGCTTGCTGTTGGAGTTGCCGTCAGAAAAAACAACAGAAGCAGCGCCATCGTCAGTGTCGTTAAATGCGACATTGCCAATGAAATAGTTGGTATCGGAACCTGAGTCTACGATGAAGTCTGTGGCGTCTGCCGCCGCACCACCGTAAACAAACACAAAATTAGAACCGGCAACAGGGCTCGGAAGGGTGTAGGTGTTGTCCTGACCACCGTCGGGAACAACGAGAACACGCCCGCTGTGCGTTGCATTGGTAAGGGTTACGTCGCCGTCGCTCAAAGCAACCGGAGCGCCGCCGTAGGTGGAAATTTCGGTGACCGCTCCTGTGGTGGAGCTTTTGCTAATGGACTTAAATCCATTTTCCGAGCGCACCGGGCCCGTGAAGGTCGTATTAGCCATGTCATTCTCCTGTCGTGGCTGGGGTCAACCGTTTGTTCGGTTGTCAGGTAAGACTCATCTTACAAAAAAAGAAAGGGCGGCACAAGGCCGCCCTTCCAAAAGTCTACAGGCTCTGCAATTACGCAGCGCCAGCAGTACCGAAGACCGCACGCCAGTCCGAGACGCCGAAGCTGTAACGCTCACGGGCCTTGAACCGCATGTTGCCGGTGTCGAAGTCGCCTTCCATCGCCGTCTTGATCGGAGAGCGATTGAAGTACTTGAAACCGTTCGGTGCGTCAGTTTTGATGAAGAACGCATCCGTGTCGGTGAGGAAGTGGTTGACCACCGCACCTTCCGGAAGCATGCCCATCGACTTCATGGCGTTCGTGTCGTTATCCGCCGTGCCCGAACGCAGGTTCGAGTTGATAACACGCTCGGCAATGAACTGAAGCTCTTTCGGAATGATGAGCTTCATGCCACGAACGGCGATCTTCAGACCGCGCTCGTCAGTCAGCCCAGCAATGTCAATCAGCATCTGCTCAAGCGAGGTCTCATTGAGATCCGAAGCAACAGAAAGCTGGTTGCGCTGGTTGCCCGACAGGCTGGGGTGAGCGGACGAGCAAAGCGCCGCGCCATCGCCAACCGGGAAGGACGTGCTGAAGGCGTTGTTGAGGATGGACGCAGCCTTGATCTGCTTGGTCTGGGCCATAGAGCGGGCCAGAGCCTTGGTGTAGCGCGAGGCCAGACGATCATAAAGATTGTCTTCGATGGCTTCTTCCGTGATGGAGAAGGCCAGCGCGATGGTCTCGTGCGTATACCGAGCAGTGTAGGTCTCCTGCGCGTCGTCAAAGTTGATGGCAGTGCCTTCACCCTTGACCGGCGCAGTGCCGAATCCACCGAGCATCACCTCTTCTTCGAAGGCGCGGTCCGAGGACTCCTCTTCGAAGATTTCGGCATGCTCGTTCTCGTAACGATCATATTCCAGCCCGAACAGTGCATTCAGGCCGGGTTCTAGCTCTTTCGCAAGCTGTGCGCGAGAAATAGCCATTTAATTACCCTCCTAAATGCCGGTCGAGTCAGCGGTGGTCTGAGAATCAAACCGTCGCGTACCCGAATTAAAATGAGCATTCAGTCGAACGATCAGCGGGATACCAGCAGCAGTGTAGTCGCTGTTAGCCTCGTCATCGAGGATACCAACGATACGCAGCGGCAGAGTAGCCGTAGTCGCAATCGAAGAAACGCTCAGAGCGCCATTGGCGGAACCCGTGTCCGTGCTACCCGTGCGGGCAGACGTACCGAGCGAAGCGTTGGCGAATACTGCCGCCAGAGCCGTTGCACGGTTGGTCAGGGATGCGTCAGAGGCAACCTTGAAGAGCTGGTTGGGGTTGTCAGCAACAAACGCCTTCACCGGATAGTTGGTGTCAACGCTTACGCTGCCCGAACCGGGCCAGTAGTTAAGGAAGACCGGCTTTTTTTGAACCGAGTCCTGATACTCCACGCCCATCAGGACACCAAGCGCCTGCGTAGTACCACCGTCTGTGGCACCCGCCTGATCGATAACGCCTGCCGAAGTCGGCACGCAAATCGAATACTGGAAGATCGCATTGGTGTTGTTAGAAGCGATCTCGTACTGGGTCACACCAGTCGAGTTAGCACCGCTACCAACAAGCCCGATAGGACGAAGACCGTAGGCAGTTTCCTGATTTGCCATAGTAGGTTTCTCCTAAAGGGGCGGTCACGCCTTGCGTGGGCCGCCGAAGGTTACACGAGATTGACGATCAGGCTTGCTAATCGTCATCGTTGAATGTGCATTCTCGCGCATCATGTCAGAATCAACAGCCTGCATCTGGTCGGCATTCCGCTGGCGGAAATACTCGTTCCGTTCTGCAATCGTCTCAACCGGCATGCGGGCAAGAAGCAAGCCACCCACACCAAACACACCTTCGTATTTACCCGATTCGATTACCGGAGCTTCAAAGTCCGGGTATTCATCCTGACGTACAAGTTCCCAGCCTTCACGGAGCTTGGCGCTGATGTTCTTTCGATCATCAAAGCCACGCGTCTCCGCTCGGATCCAGCGATGCTTGTAACCGTCCGGGGCGGGCGGTGCGTCCAACATGGACGGTGGAGCCCACGGCTTACGCCGTTCCGTAGCACTCCGGGTTTCTCGCGTGCGGGAGGTGCGCTTTACCGAGGTCTCAACTTCGTTTTCAACTTCAGACATAGCTTACTCCTTCACGTATTTCGCGTATTCTTCAATCGGCACACCCAATTTCTTCGCTATCGCGACTTGGCTAGGGGTGAGTCTAACCTTCTTCCCACTACTGCGCCCAGAACTTCCGCGGGATACAGAAGCAACCGTCTGTGCGGGCCGTTTGCTTCCCCCGTTAGATTTAAGCTTATGGGGGAACTCGTCCGCCATACGCCTGTCTAACTCATTATAGTAATCATTGCTTCTTGGGTCAAATCCCTCTTCTTCCACCAACTTCTTATGGATTCCGAAGGCAGCGTAAGTCATCGCCTCATCCTGACCAAACCAAGCGTTTCGAGACGCCCACTGCTCCGCCTGCGGATCAGGGCGTTTTGCCTGCGGACGCTGCTGTTGCGGCTGTGCAGCCGCCATCCGTGACTGCTGTTCCGCCTGCTGCCGAAGACGGTCCTGCTGCATCTTGGCTTGTTTGGCGCGGTCGTTCTCTAAAGCCAAAGACGTAAGCTTACGCTGGGCCTCGATAACGCCGTTCGTATCGCCAAGATCAATGGCACGAGCTAATTCCTGCTCGGCGGTTGCGACCTGTGTCTCGACGCGGCTGCTGTATTCCTGAACATAGTTGTTGTCCAGAGCATCCATGCGCTGACGAAGCTGCTCTGCTTCGCTCTGCACCTGACGAGCATAGCTAAGCGCCTCTTCGCGCTCACGTTCGGCAGACCGCATCTTCTTGGTCAAGCGATCAATACGCTTCTGCACTGCGCTTTCAGCCTTGTCAAAACGGTCGTCAGAATCGTCCGACTCGGCGGCTAGAGAGGAGTCTGGGGAGTCTTCCTCCTCAACCTCTATCTCGATGTCCGCGTCATCCGGCGCGTCATCATTCTCAATCACATTTTCATCAGTCATTTTGCTCTCCTAGAAATGAAGAATATCTTCGGGCTCAAGGATCTTGGCCAGAACTTCGTCGTCATTCAGAAGACGAACCTCACCACCGTCGATCTTGAACCGGGAACCCGCATAACGGGCGAACATTACCCAGTCTTTTTCCGCGCACCACGGTCCGGTGGGGAACTTTTCTGGGTCTTGGTACGCAAGGGGGCCAACCTTCAAGACATAGCCGACCTGTGTGGAAACAGATTGTTCCTCAACGGCTTGGTCTGGAAGGATAACGCCGCCCTCTGTCTTGCCCTTGCCCCGGTAGGGGAGGATCAAGATACGCCAACCCGTGGGGGTCGGCAGGCGTTCTAGGAGGGATTTCCCGATTGCATCGGGGTTCAGAACCTTCTCTTTACGATCTTCGTAAATAGAAGAAAGACCTTCTACACCGGCTTTCACGGCTTCAAGGTCCACTTTTTTAGCTTTAGTCAATGCTTTGCTCCTGTTTATCTAGCAGGCTCTTGAGTTCCTGTTCAACGTGATTTAGGGCCTCTAAGTTGCCCATGAGCTCACGATAATGCTCCATGTCCTTCACGTTGTTGTACTGAAGGATGTCTAAGATATTCTCCCTCCTTTCCCGGATAATCCGAAAGGTGGCTTCTGCAAAGAATATCTCATCCATGTTTTACCGCATCTCTTCTGATATGCTCACATGGTCTCCTAGCATGTCAGATATATTCTGTCACTAGGTATTTGATTTTATTTAAGCGAGAGCTCTCATTCTTCCTACAAGACGCTCTGCACGGTTCGTAACCTGCTTATACCAACGGCTATCCACCATTTCGTCTGCGGCACGGTTCCAGTCCCGCGCATCAACGCCCGCCTTCATGCCCTTGAACTGGGACAAACGTGGGCGGCCCATGTTGAACATCATATTGGCTATGACCAACCGCGCCTCGTCCGGGAGTTCCGAAAAGTCCGGGTACAAGATTTTACAGTCGTCCAGTGTGGTTTGAACGTCTGCTGCAAAGCACTCGTTTACGCGCTCTTCGCTGACAGGCGTTCCCACAGGCTGGCCATGCTCCGGATCAGAAGGGCGAACAAGATGGCCAAGACCAAAAGTGGGAAGAGAAAGATGGTCCAAATATATTTCATATACGACCCCTTCGTCCCGAGCTAACTCTTCACGAAGCTTTTCCAGTAGTTCCGGGGACATCTATTTGCTCACCGATTTGTACTTTTCGAACGTCCGTAGGCCGCCCAACCCGAGCATCCCCATGAGGACCGGCATCATCTGCGACATATCTAGTGCTGGGAGCTCAACTAGATTACCAGTCTGGGCAAGCGAAAAGACCAGAATAGGCTGCGCGATATAATTCCATGCCAACGCAACGCCGCAGGACCAACCGATGAATGGACGCCAGCCAGCCACAAAGATACTACGGTGAGCCGCCTCCGTCTTGTTGATATCAAGCTGTGCCAGATCAATCTTGGCAAGGTGCTCCGTTAACTGCGCTTCAATCTTGCGCTCGGCTTCAGCACGTTTCTTCGGGTCTTCCGGAAGGAAGGAGCCAATCACATCTTTGACTAGCGGTAGGACCGCTGGGAGTAATGCACCTATCATTTTTTATCCGCCTCTAGCAATTTAACCCGAACCTGCATGTCGTGGATTATGTTCATGAAATCCTCACGCATTTTCTGCCGCTCGATGCTGTTAGCGGGAGATGCGACGATCTCACCCTGCGGCGTGACCAGCAGCATCAGATAGCCTTCTGTTTTCTGGATGCGGCTCTCTAGCTCGTTCAGGCTGGTGATGAGGTATCCGACCGCCGCGAACAGGATTGGAGCCAGCGCGGTCAGCACCGACTGTATGTTAAAGTTCATGTCGCCTTCCTCTCGCTTGCCACAGGCGGATGTACGCCGTTATGAATCTTATGCATCCGCTCTGATTCAGACTTGAGATAAGCGATATCCGCCAGAATATGGGCAATCTGCATATGATCCCGGCGTAGGTTTTCCGGGCTGTTCATCTTGGCAAGAATATCAAGGCGTTGCCTGATAACGCTTTCCGCGTTTTCAAGCTGGTCGATACGCATGTCGATCTTTCGGAGCCGGGCCTCAATATCACTCAGGGTCTCCTGAATGACCTTGATCTGCATCTTGCCAACAGCAGCGGCTCCTGCAACGCTAAAAAGAATGCCGCCGAGAGTTACAATCAGCCTTATGTCAATAGCGCCGTCCATAAGGCCCTCTTAGACTAAAATACGCCCTTGAAGTACTGTGGACGAGCAATAGGGCTAAAACCGCGGACCACAACGCCGCCGTTCTTCGCCTTCATCACCTTCTTGCTTCGGCGCTGTTGCTCAAGAGAAGCGGCTACCGCCTGATCTTGGGGGTAGCCTTCCTTCTTCATCTTGCGGATGTTCTCACTAACCGTCTTCCGGCTAGTACCTTTTTTCAAGGGCATTTAGCACCCCATGAAGCTCTTGCCCTGACGGGCAGCGCCTGCACCACGCATGGTCATCTTGCGGGGCTCGTTACCAGCCATCGGCGCATCCGCGGTCTTGCCATACGGAATACGGCCCTGACCCTTGATGTCGGCATACTCAACCGCCTTGGGAGCCGGACCCGGCTTGTTCGTTACAATCTTCACACCAGCCATGATTATCTCCTAGCCCTGAGTTTGTTTAAGGATTTCACGTTCCATAGCAGAGTTGATACGGGCCGCCGTCTGGCGCTCCTGACTTGCCAACCGCTGCTGGAATTGATCGGACCGCATCTGCTGGTTCTGCGCGTCGAGGTTGAGCTTGGCCATATCGACCTGCGTGTCTGCCTGCTCGGCCTGCGCCTTGATCTGGAGTTCCTGCTGTTTAAGCTGAACCAGAGGATCCGGCTGATCGGCACCCGAGACCTGACGACTAAGCTGCTGCACCTGCTGCATGCCCTGCGCCACGTACTGGGCAACCAAAGCCTCCATCTGGAGCATCTGCTCCTCGTCCAATGGCTGACCCTGCTGCGACTGGGACTGTTGTATAAATGCCACAATCGCCTGCTCACGGGCACCGATCTGTACGTGCTCCATGATGTGCTTCTGCAACGTCGTTGCGATCACAGGATTGGCCGCGACCATCGGACCGCTGGCAAACACCAGATGCGCCATGATGTGCGCCTGATGGTCCTGCCCCTCAAAGGCATGAAGCTGCATCATGTCCAGCGCATCAATGTTTTCCTGCGCGGGATCCTTGGGCTCCGGCTCATCGACCGGAGTACGCTTCATAAGTCGGTCCGCATCACGAACGCCCAACGCGTCGTACATGTCACGAAACACTTCGTTCATGTTGTGCAGTTCAGGAGCCGCAGAAGCTAGCTGTAGCTTGGTCTGCGCCAGCGCAATGCGCTGTGCCTGAGAGAACACGTTCGGATCGGAGACCGGGATCACGTCCACGCGGTCGTCAAAATCCTCCGCCTTGACGCTCGAGTCCTCGCCCTCAATGCTGTACGGGTACTCGTCCGGCAGGCTCTCCGCCATCACCCGGGCCAGCATCTTGAACTCCAGCCGCATGGCGTAGTGCAAGCGCTTATGAACAGCCGACATGACCCGCGAGCCCTGCTCCAGCAGCGCAATGGTCGTACCGACCGGAGCCTGCTGGTTGCCGTCCCCAACCTTCATATCGGTGATGGTGGCGAAGCGACGACCCGCATCCACAACGAAACCGAGCAGGCTGAACAGCGTCTGGTCAGCACCCTTAAACGGCAGCAGCATCAGGCTGTCACGAATAGCCCCTCCCGGTGCGTCAACATCCCTGAACTCACCCGGCTGAAGCGGATCGTCGTCGTCGCGAATCCGCAAACCACGGGCTTTGAAGCCCGCTGGGAGGTTCGACAGGGTTCCGGCGTCGATAAGCTGCCTCAGTGCTGCTGTGGCGGTCCGTGACAGCCCGCCAATCGTGTGAATAAGACCCAAACCGTAAAAGCCAAAGCCCGGAAGGAACTTATAATGAACAAAATACTGAATTTTCTTCTTCAGTTCGTCTTCTTCGCGGTAATTCCGGCGAATCGACAGAATTTGGCCATTATCAAGCGAGATTGTGACGATATAAGGCACCTTAATGCCCGTTTCTTCGCCGTCTTCGTCAACTTCTTCGTACCCCTCAAGATCCAAATCGACATGGCACTCCAAAAGGGTGCAGTCATAGTCGATCTGAGAGGGCGAAAACCCGTCAATCCGGTTAATTTCGTCCTGAACCTCGTTATCTTCGTCCTGTCCGGGGTGAACAGGGATGTCCAGATAGAAACCAGACACCTGACGCTTCCGCAAATCGTTCAACGACATGCGGATAACCTGCGTAATGTTGGGACAAGTCTCCAAATCCGCCGTCTCATACGGCACAATCAGGTTTTCAGCCGGTACAAACTTGCTTACCGCCCGATTTAGCGTCTCATCAAAGTACACCTTTTTGAATGTACTACCCGCCAGAGGTAGATAGAACAGCATCTGATCCAACTCTGGCGTGTATTCCTCCATCACGTTCGTGATGTAGTAGTTCATAAAGTTGCGAACGCGCTGCGACTGCTGGTTTTTGGCCGTGGTATCCGCGCCCATAACCACGGTACGCACCGGACCACCGGCAGGAAGAAGCTCGTTGAACGCCTGCGCCTGAAACTGCGTAGCAGCCTCGGCCAAAAGCGGATGTGTCACGCCCGACGCGCCACGGAACGGCTCGCTGCGCTCCTCGTAGTTGAAACCCAGAAGCTCCAAACCCTTGGAATACGCATCCTCCCAGTCCTGACGGCTGGACCGATTGGCGTCATACTCGCCCAAAAGCTCACCGGCAATGCGACCAAGCTCGCGGTCCGGGATCTCCTCGGCCAAATTCATGTAGAAGTCGTCGTTCTCACCACGACGATCATCCGGATCGAAGTCAACCATGACCGACCCGTCTTCTTCCATCTCGATTTCAACCGGAGAGTCCCCCTCAAACGGAAGAACATTCTCCTCATACTGAGAACCCGGAAGCTCTATCTCAATCTCCGCACGCAAATCCTCCTCATCCAACTGAGAAGGCACGTTGCGATCCATCAAACCGCCATTGGGCTGTAAAGCCATCAGGTTTCTCCTGCGTCAGTAATGCGCTCTTATATCATAAACTATTAAGAGTTTCAGGCAACTTCACATTATCGCCCATCTCAATAATATCACCAAAGATATGCGGCGTTGTGCAATACCCCCGATTAGGGTCCATGATAATCACCGTGTACGTCCTCTTGCCCGCATAAAACAAATAGGGCACCCCCATCTTGGAGATGCCCGAAAACAAGAAAACCTCTCCGTACTCCGCCATTTTCTCCGCAACATTCTCCGCATCCTGCGTGCAAAAAGTCGCTTGAGCATAAGATCCGTGGGCCGTGAAACACGGCACAAGGAACACCAGTAACAAGATAAGCTTCTTCAACATCTTTGGCTCCATCCAGAGCCGTGGGCCGCTGCGCGCTGCCGGGGGCCCCTATTTAAGTAACACTCTCCTCAGTCCACGGATCACGGAACTATATTCATCAGAAACGCGTTGTGTAACGCGCCATAATCGACCGGTCCATTTCCGTATCGCCGGTTTTCTGGTCAGTGACCACACTACGACCGAAAGGTGTCGCCTGAAGAGAGTACGACGCTTCCGGCGTCGAATACGTATAGCCAAGGTCAAGTACGGATCTACCTCCCGGTGCATCACGACTGACTCCCTCTTGTCGTGGCGTCACATTTCCTGAGAATGTGTGCGGACCAGAGGAGTAGCTTACATCATAACCGCGGGGGACAACACCCCGGGGACCGAAACGGATATCAGACGGGGCCCCAAAGGCAATAAATTCGTCGGGCAACAGGCGTTTGGTGCGATCATACGTAGCCGTCACGCCGCCACTAAGCCGGTCGTTTCCAGAAAATCCGGGAAAACCAATCTCCGCGCCTAAACGAGCGATGCCACCCATGTTCCGGTCACGGATCTTGACCGTGTCCTCAAAAAACGGCACGCGACGGTTGCTTTCACCAATCCCAAAGCTGGCCTCAAACTGGGGGCGAAGGTAAACGTCGTCCGAGACCTCAAATGCGACAGGCGGGGCCGACATAGACTGAAGTTCCGTGAGCCGTGAATAAAGCTCATCGATCCTTTCGGGGTCCCTCTCGCGCTCCGGCTTCCGGTTCTCTTCATCCAGAAGATCGAGAATAGCCAAGATTTCTGCTTCAGGGTCCGCGGACCGCGGTTCGACGGCACCGCCGTCTTCATAAACCGCAATACCCTCTTCCGAGAAGTTGCCCTGCATGGGCCTGTCCTGCACGACCTCGCCGGATTTGTAAGCGACGACAATGCCGCTATCCATACCGGGCCCCACAGAAGGTTCCTTGTGATTTAATAGCTTGTCGAACTGTACAAGCGTCTCCGGGGGCAGGGACTCCGCCAAGCGCATCAAATCACCGGTATACCCGGCTTGTTTCAGTAGTTTACTCGCTACCGCTGCGCGACGGTTCATCGCCATCAGACAAAATCCTTAGTAATAAGCCCTTATCTTAGCAGAACCCATCTGTTCTTCCCAGTCATCTGTTGGCAGTTGAATGAAGTTGCCCTGACGATACCTCATTAAAGCCTGCGTCATGCTATCGACAAGGTCGTCATGCTCTCCGTTCGGAAAGGCCGCAACCTCTTCAATCATCTCGTCAGCAAATACTTCGTCGGGGGCCCAAACCATCCCTGCCTCAAACAGAGGCGATACCGCATGCACACGAGATACCTTGTCATTGCCCTTACTGGGCGTGAAATTCACAACAGGAATGCCCGTGTTCCGTAGTTCGTGTGTCAAGGGCAGACCAGAAGCCTTGGCTTCCACGATGACCGTATCTGGCTCCCAGAAGTGGTACATGTCAAAAGCCTGCGATTTAAGCTCCGGAAAGTCCCACCGGCCCTTCTTGCTGTCCAGCAGGATAAGGTTCGGGGGGCCCCCTTCTTCAGGATAGAACACACCCCACGTCGTAATCGCAGAAAAGTCCGAAGTTTCCCGCTTGGAAAACGCCGTATCGTAGCTCTGAATGACATACTGCAACTGAGGGACCGTATCTCGTTCCCACCTACGCCACCATTCCCTAGCAATAATAGCGTTATCGTCGCCGGTCGGGTTCTGCTGGTACTGAGCATTCCACTTGCTCGGAGGAATAGATGCGCGGACCGCGGTCAGATCCTCAATACTCCAGAACTCCGGCCAACAAGGGGTGTCGTCGTCAAACAAAGCCGGTAATTCGACCACTTCCCACTGATCGGCGAGGGGATCCTTGGCCATCGAACGGACAAGCTGACCCGTCATATCCTTTTCAGACCACCGGGTCTGGACCAAAACGATGCTGCCGCCCGGCTGCAAACGCTGTCGAGGACCGCCCGTGTACCACTCCCAAGCGTCATCAAAGCCGGAATTGGACATAGCCGTCTGTTCCGAGTGCGGATCGTCAATAATGACCAGATCACCACCACGGCCCGCCAAGTTCGAGCCCACGCCGACAGCGTAGTACATACCACCCTTGTTCGTGTCCCAACGACCGGATGCCTTACTGTCCGCAGCAAGCTTCACTTCAGGGAAGATTTCTTGATATCGCTCGTCTTCAAGAAGGTTCTTTGTTTTGCGACCAAAGTTGACCGCAAGTTCCGTGGTGTGCGTAGCCTGAATGATTTTCATGCCGGGGTTCTTCCCCATCATCCATGCGGGGAACAGGTACGACGCAAACTCTGACTTGGTGTGACGAGGAGCCATATTGATAATCAGGCGTTTAAGCTCGCCGCTCGCTACACGCTCCAGCTTTTCCGCAATAATCTTGTGGTGCCGTCCTGCAATGAACTCGGGCCAGACCGTCTTTACAAAGGTAAGAAAATTATTTTGGCAGGCTTCGTTCTTCTCGAGCTGCGCGAGACGAAGCTGAAGCTTCAAAGCTTTTTCTTCTAGGACCGGGTTAGCCAGAACATCCATCGGGGGACCCTAAATCATTGTTTCACGTGAAACATATGGGACATTTAACATCAAAATGCCAACTCGGCTAGTCATATCAAAAATTTGGTGATTGTTTGTGAAAAACATGGCCCTTGCCCTCGTCCCCCCGGCGCGGGGGCGGCGCGGCGCGGATCGGGCTGGAAAGCGCGGATTCCCGGGGTTTTGACCCGATAGCCGGGGGACCCGGGCCGTGCACCGGGATCCGATCCCCCGGGGAGCTCGATGTCCCGGGGAGCTCGAGGGCGAGGAGCTCGAGGGCGGGATCCGATGCCGGGAGCTCGAGGGCGGGATCCGATTCCCCGGGGAGCTCGAGGGCGGGATCCGATGCCGGGAGCTCGAGGACGGCGGGCCGGGTGCCGGGCATAAAAAAACCCCCGGCGCTGGGCCGGGGGTCGCTGGTAAAGGTCGCGGGCGTTACAGCCGGATATAGGCCTCGACATCAACCGTGGCATTCTCGAGCGCCGCCTCGATATGGGAGTCAATAGACGATGATAGCTGATCCTCGACGGATGACTCGATGATGGCCCCCAGCACCTCGAGCGGGCCTTCGCTCAGAACCCAGCGATCAAGGCTCTGGTCCACGATGTGCTGGATCGCCTCGACTAGGGGCTGGCGCTCGATCTCGCGCTTCCGGGCCAGCTCGAGCTCGAGGCGGGCGCTCTCCAGCTCATCCTTTAGCTGGGCGATGTGGTGCTCGATCTCGGCGAGGGTGCCCGTGCCGAATCCCTGAACGGTGATCTCCGGTTCGGGGGTCGCGGGGGCTGGGGGGATGAATGCTTCACTCATGTTTTTGACTCCTTGTGTGGCGGCCCGGGATTGAGCCGCACGGGATTTATCCCATAGGGCGGGACTCGACACAACAAAAAACCCCGGCGCTGGGCCGGGGCTCGATGTTCGGGGGCGGCGGGCGCTAGTCCACGGCCTCGAGGTATTCAATCTCGGGTTCGTCCGGTTCGGCGTTCATTTGATCAAACGCCCGGGCCAAGCGGTATATTTCATCGCGGGCCGTGGCACGCCCCTCAGGGGACGCGTTCGGATTCTCGAGCACGGCGCAATAAACTTGCACGGCGGTTTCCCAGCTAGGGGTTAGGTCGATTGTCCGGACCATTAGTATTCCCCCCATCCAGCGGCGCGGGCCGTCGCATTGTCCTCGGCGCTGAGTCGGGCGCGGCGCTCATGCTCGGCCCGGGCTCGAGGATCGGCGGCGCAATCGTCACAAAGCGCTTCCTCGCCATGGATGTCGGTTGATCCACACCGGGTCTGCACCTCGCGATAATCGAAACCGCTGGGGACGTAGTAACTAACTAGATTTTCACACATGTCAGGACTCCTTGTTTCGCGGCGGGATATGCCGCGCGCATTTTTTCGCATATGGCGGCGCATAATGCAAGGCGCAAAGCGGCAGGCGCTAGGATCGCGCACGGCGGGCGCTGGGCCGGGGGCCGGGGTCCGGGCCGGGCGGGCCGCGAAACACGCGCCACGGGCCACGGTACGCGGCGCACGGTAGCTTTCAGCGCTGGGCGGGCGGCGGGCCGCGCCTTGATTCACTATCGCAACGCGCAAACGAAAACCGCCCGGCGCGGGGCCGGGCGGCTCGAGGTGCAAGGCGGGGATTAGTTAGGCGGCGACGGCGTCCGCCTTGCGCTTGTGAACGCCATGAGCGGGAAAACCAACAATAACGCGGCGCGATTGTTGGGCGCATAGCTGGCAATCGGCGCACGTTGTTTCCCGATACGTTGCCGGGCATTGCGCGACCGGGCGGCCTGCCGGGGTGGTGGTTTTGCGAGCGTCAAACGCGGCGGGCAATACAACCGCGACCGGGCCAATGTCCAGCGCCGCTAGTTCGTCGGCGTGCTCGAGATTGTTTGCGCTTAGGTTAACGGTAAACCCGGCGGCGTTGGCTTTGCGAATTGCGGCGGCGTTGCGTTTGCGGGCTGGGCTGTAGTGGGTGAACGTAAACCCGCGCTTTCCATTGTTCGCCGCGACGATAGCCGCGAGCCCGGCGGAGTCGATGCGCTCGCCGTCGCCCGGCAAGTCGCCCGCCTGATTGTGCCGCCAAAATTGCCCGGCGGGCAGCGCCGCAACGTCCGCGCAAAATTGCTCGAGCGTCCCGCCGCGTTCGCCCCGGGTCACTTCATCCCAGCGCCCCTTTAAGGGATAACCGTCCGCATAACATCCCGCGCCCTTAAAAGGGCAAGCCGCCGGGCAAGTGTCCGCGCTTGTCGTGCTAACGGGAATCGGGCCGGTTTTCTTATTCGAGGATTTACGGGTTAGGGAATAATTCGCCATTGTTTTGACTCCTTGTGTGTTGTGGGATTTGTCTTATACCGCGCCCGCTTATCTTTGCACAATAAAAAAACGCCCGGCGCGGGGCCGGGCGGTTCTATTAGTTATGAGGCGGCGGGTTAGGCGGCCAAAAGCTCGAGCGCCTTAGTGTGCGCCTTAGCTTTAAGCTTGCCGCCCGTGCCGTCGCCGAAAAGATTCGACGCAATGCCATGATCCGCGCCCCGGTTTTTTGTCGGGCGCTGATCGGCCAGCCAAGTCACGGTGTTGAACGCGCCCCACAAGGTGCCGCGTGCCGACTCCATATCGTGCCCGGGGTTGATACCGGGGGCCGGATCGTTCGTAACGTCGGCGGGCAGATCAACCGCCGCGCCCCGGGCGATTTGATCGAGCCGGTCGGAGACATACAGCGCAACGTCCGCCGCGTTATCCTTGCCAACCGGCACAAAGTCCTGCCCGCGATGGAACGCCATTGCCCGGCGGACCGCCACGCTATGCAGGACGCGACCGGACTCATCGATCTTTTCCTTGCCGCCAAACACGCCCCGGAAATACTCGAGCGCCTCGGCGTCTGTCATAGCACGGGACGCCATGCGGCGGGCGATATCGGTGAACACGCCGAACTTGTCCGCGTTAAGGCCAAGCGCGGTTTCAATCGCGTCGGGGTCGAACGCCACCCGGTGATCGTGGCGCTCGCAATCGGTGCCCTCGGCCAGCGCGGCGGTCAGGGTGTTATTGCAAACCACGCGGGTGTTAACGGCGGTAAACAAGTTGGCCTCGCGCCCGGTGTGCGACAGACTGAACAGGGGCCGTGACGTGATCCGGTCCTCGCCCGGAAGCACGGCGTCGGCGTCCGCCTCAAGCTGCACCCATATTTTAGAGCCGCCAAACAACGCTCCGGCGGTCACAATCTCATAGCCGTGACGGCGGCGGATATTGTCCGCAAGCTCGAGCGCCTCGGCGTTCTGAACAGGACGCCATTGTCCGGCGATGTACGGTCCGACCACCGCCCCGGTGTCAGTCCGGGCAATGTGAAAAGAGTCCTCAATTACTGTGCCGTCCGCCTTGTAGTTCGGGGCGACCTCGATCTGGTAATTCAGGCCAGCGGCCTCGGCCCAGACATCGATGTCCGCGCCGGGGTCCACAATCTGCGGGCGGGTTTCGTTAGCGTGCCACGGCGGCTGATCGCCGTTCAGGTAAGCCATTGCAACGCGACCGTCTGCGGAAAAATCAAGTTCATGTGCCATTGGTTTGTCTCCTTGTTGGCATGCGGCGGAAGTGCCGCACCCATCTTCTCGCACATAAACGCATGCCGCACAACCCCTCTTCTAAATAAAAAAAGCGCCGCTCGAGGCGGCGCTAGTTCTCACACAAGGAAACGGGTTGTTATCGGCGTCTGCGACGGCGGACCGGGCGACTGTTAGCTCGGCGCGCTAGATCATCATAATCGGAGCCATAGAGCAAGCGACCGATCAACGTAAATAGAAACATGCGTTCTCTCCTTAGAACAAGTTGAAGGTAAGATCGTACAGGTACAGGTACGACACAAAAGCGAAGGTGGCGAACAGTATGGTGACGACACGGTCCAGCCGCTTAACAACGGAAAGGGGAAGGGGTTCTCTCATGCCGCGGCCCGGTCGATAGGAACGTCCCCCTCATCTCGGTTCCACTGATAGGTGACCGGGTCTTCGGTCTCCTCGACCTCATAACCTGTCGGCATGGTCCATGCCGCGAACCGGTCGGCGGCGCTGTTCAACGCTTCCTCACGAGTTGCAAACACCTGCGCGTTGGTGGCCCGGTCTCCTGCCGGGAAAGTAAAATAGATTCGATAGTTCATGTCCTGACTCCTTGGTTAGTTGGACTATGCGCTTTTATCGGACCCCGGCCCAAAGATCAACCGGAAAATGTTAGACCAGTTTACGGGCTCTTCCTCGAGCGCTGCCGGGTTGACCTTGTCCAGACCTTCCATGCGGAGATCGACGGCCTGCCGGGCAGGATACAGATAGACTTGAGCGGGGTCAGTCATCACCCGCTGCCGCTTCACCAGTATCCAACAGGACGCATGCTGATGCTTGGTCAGGAAGGACACCTGATGCGGGCGGAGCTCGACCGCATGGTTCGTGGTGGCTTTGAGCTCGATCAGATGAAAGCGGCCCTCGGTGTCACAAACCATGAGGTCGGGAACGCCGGGCATCGCCCATGTTTCAATCCTCGTCGGGATCAGTTTCGTCGAGTACCTCTTCATCGCCTCCTTCACCTGACGATAAAAGCCGCTCTCTCGCTTTAGAGCGGTTCGAGGCATTTGGTTCGGACTCCGGGGTAACATCGATGGTGATCGGGGCATAGCTTTGCTTAATCTCCTCCAAGGCTCGCATGACTTCGTCCTTCGACATCGAGTCAATGCTGCCGTGTCTGATCTCGGACTTACTAACGTAGATATCTCCCTGCGCCTGACCGCGCCGATACTCGGCTTGTACCGCAGCGCTGTAAGCGCCGTTCTGCAAAGCCATATCCCGGATGGTCTGAAGGTCACGGAGGTGGCGGCGATAGCTGACGCCGTACTTCTCATCGAGCTCGGCCCGGTATTCACGGATCGCCTTGCATACATGCGGGGAGATGTGGGGGTTGGTGAGCTCGTAAGCTCGGGTGTGGGCAGCGCCTGCGCTGTACCCAGCATTGATGGCCGCCTCACGCATTGTGATCTGGCCGTCCTTGGAAACAAGCTCCTTCACGAACAGTTCCTGCTTCCGGGTCAGGGGGCGGTCAATAAGCTCTCGGCTCTTGGCCTTGTGGGGTCTGTTTTTCATCGGCATCCTGTGGGCAGTTAATTGGCGTACATCCTATACCAAAGCCCGTCCCGGTGTATATAGTCAGGAATTTGAAAAATATTTTTTTCCGGCTCAGATGCCATTAAGCCCGATTTGGGTTCTACATATGGTTACATTATTGGATTCAAGGTGTAACTGCTAATATGTACCCTAAGAATCTATATATTATATAGGGTTACCTATACTAGTTACACGGTTACACTGGTTACGGGTAGTTTATGAAAAAATAAAAAAAATAATCTGGGAGCTATATATAACCGTTTCCGTTTTTTGTAACCCGGCCCGTGAAGCCCTGTTTTGGGCCTAACCCCTTGATCCTGCTTATCTTTCCCGTTTTCGGGACTACTCAGAAGAACCGTGGGCCGTGGCTCATGTTACTTTATCTTTGGGTAGTGCTCCTTTGCGAACGCCACCATTTCCTCCATACGCTGTGCGACTTCCCCCATATCGTAGCAATAATGCTCGTCGCATAGGGGGTGTTGAGTGTCCAAAGCGTGCTGTTCGAGCTCTTCGCTCATTGCAACGTAGTAGCCCAAGTCATCTTTTTCGTAGGTCAGATCGAACTCCGGGTACTGCTGGGTAAGTTTCCTGACCCGGTAGTAACAGGGGTTGGACTTTGACTTGGGCTTTGACACAGCGATGTCCGGCTTGGTCACGTTGTCCGAGGTCAGCTCGTAGACCTCTGCGACCCGTGCCCTCCGCTTCACCCGCTTGTCTTTGATCGATACGATATCTCGTATCCGACCGCAGGTGTAGCGCCGACCGCTGACGAGTTGCCAGTGCCATCCGGCGACGATGAGGAAGACGCGACCGGGGGTCCGATCTTCCTTCGACATCTTCAGCCATCCGGCAAGCGTGGGCCCGGTCTTCCGATTTAATCGAACGCCGGGCTTTTCCCATCGGCGAGCCTGAATGTTGCAAGATCGAAGTGCGTCCAGAACCTCGTGAGTGTACGAGCCCCGGATTGCTTGGCGACCGTTCTGCTTCCGTATCAGCCTTGCAGCTTCCCCGGTCGTCAGGTCGGTCAGTGCCGATATCACGGACGGCCCGCAATACCGGTTTTTGTCTTTGCCATCTTTGATGGCTCTCAGTTTCAGTTTTGCCATAGGTGACTCCTTGTGTGAAACGCGAAAAGCGTCATACGGCATCGCTGCCGGTTGAGGCCCACGGCTCATCTGAGTAGTTCCGATTTACGATGTCCAACAGCGCGGCGCTTTTGTCGCCTCTTCTTATTATGTCCTATCATATCCCATACTATCGATTCAGTCAACAACTAATTATCTCTTATATTTCAAGGACTTATCCAGACCCCAGATTAGAACGATTTTAAAACGGCACGACGAGCTCGTGATCGAGCTCTGGCTCGAGGGCCGTGAGCCGTGTATCGAGGGCCGCGGCTCGTGCCATGTCGCCCGTCCATGCTGCGTCGTCGGCAGCGCGTTGCAGCTCGCGTCTGAGGCTGGCTTGGGTCTGCCATGTTCTGGGGTCATGGGGATTTATGTTGCACTGCACAATAGAAGGGCTTATATCATCGGGGAAGGAGATTACTGACATGACATTTCTCACAGGCATCGCTTTTGATGTTTTTATCTCGGACCGCGGCATCGCCGTCGGCATCGCTGCCGGTTACCGGCACAAGCTTGCTGGTTTGTGGTCTTTCGTTAAGAAGGGGGTAGTGGCTTATGGAACCGCTCGTGCTGAAAACGCTATTCGGCACCATCACGTTTTCTAAGGATGGTGTTTCGTTTGATGGCCTGACGTTTAGCTGGGACATCAAGGCGAAGTAAAAGGGGCCGTGAGTTACTCACGGCCCCTTTCGTTTATCCCTTGGCTTCTATCTCTAGAACCACGTTCGATAGCATGTAGCGGGCCTGTATCAGCTTCTGGTATTCCGACATGAACAGGTCGCCGTCGCAATCCATCATCTGATTGATCGGGCTTCCCAGTAGATTGTCGAGCCGCCGCAGGAACTCAGGTACGCTGACCTCTTCCTTGTGGGCCCACGTTACCGTGCCGGTGATGCGATCTTTGCGGGGGCGTCCCCGCTTCCTTTTTGTTTCGGTCATATCTGACTCCTCTGTTATAGACGCAGGCATCTTATGGCCTGCTATGGGAGAATGTCAAATAAAAATTAACCCCAATCGGGTCTCGCTTTTTCAACGTCGTCTACGAGGACCGTGTTGCACGAACCGCAGACCACTTGATTCGCACCGTCGTAAACTCGCCCACGCGTTAGTTGCCCGCAGAAGTCGCAAGGCACGAGGGCCGTGTACCAAGGTTTGTAATCTAAAGGTGTGTTCATGTGTCTTTCTCCAGTGGGTGACTTTCCGCCGGTGACTTTCCAAACCTTCGGAATGCCGATATTGCAAAATGCGCGACAGGTTCGATGTCGGCGTCGTCCTGACGGTCTTTCCTGCCCCCTATTTCCAAGTTGAAGGGCGATGCGAAATCGCACCAGTACAGTCCATCTAGAAATTTTACAAATAAAATGGACCGAGTTCCTGTCGCTTCTGACAGTTGGCGTGCGGCCATGACCTTTCCCAGCGAAATCATCAGCGTGGGATATTTGTCGTGTCGGTTGTTTCGCGTCTTTACCTCCGCAAACCCGCGAACCTTACCTTTGTGTAACATGGCGAAATCAAGGCGATAACTTACGGGCATTTTCACGAAGTCGAGGCCCTTCTCTTTCAGTGCCGTGGCGACCAAATTCTCGTTGGTCAGATCGCGCTGGTTCTCGTAGTACGGTCTCATGGTGCTGCCGGTGGGTGACTTTCCGCCGGTGCAATCTTATCCCAGATTTCGTAGCGGCAGGACGGAGCGTGGGGCTCGTCCCAGATGCACACGGCCAGCGCTCGGTCGGGCGCGCCTCCTTTGTTGAGGTAATCTTCTCGCCACGTCAGGTTCGTGAACCGTGAAGGCCGGTGTCTGTTCCATTGCTGGTAACCCTTGCCGCATGCCCAGAGGCGCTCGTTCGTGACGAGCACCATCCGTTGCACACCGATATCGAAGGCGTGATCGATGAAGGGGCGGATCTTGTTGAATGGCGGATTGGTTATGAGGGCGGGAGCTTCTGCTTTTCCCCACGAAAAGAAATCATGGCCCGTGGCGATATCGTGAGAGATGCAGTCATGCCCTGCTGCGGTGATGGCTTTGGCGAACCGTCCGTCCCCGGCGCAGGGCTCCCAGATCGTTTGGGGTTCCCATCCTAGCTTGTCGAGGATGACCTCGATGATGCTATGCGGCGTGGGATAGAAGTCCCGTGGTGCGCGGCCTGTGTTACGCAGCATCTTCATTTGTTGGCAGCTTTAATCATGCGGTCAATGCCGCTTCGCGTTTCTTGCGTCTCCGATAGACGCGCCAACTCGACATGCAGTATCTCATCTGCCAGCGCAGACATGCTGCGGTGTGAACTTTTTCCAACTGCATCGCGCAACATCTGGTGCGTCTCAATACGCAGACGCAACATGCAGGGTTTGTATTCGCTCATAAAAAAAATCCTTACGTTTGCCCTTGCGGGAAGTGCTTTCACATCTATATAACATTGATAGCAACACACACACAAGAGGGGACACACATGCTCAAACACGACAGAGCGGCTGACGGCTTCTGCGAGCACGATGGTCCGTGCTTCTGCTCCGAACGAGCATACGCCCTCATGCTCGCCGTTTCCCCGCCTTCAGGAGAAGAACTTGTGGAGCGGGTGGCGAAGGCATTTTTCGCGGCCACGATGGTTGACGAAGAAGCCGAACACCGCACCGATGCGCCGGACACGACTTGGGAAGACCTAGACAGCCGAGGCAGACATTTTGCCTATCGCGTCGCCCGCGCCATCCTTGCAGAGATAGAGAGGAAGACCAATGACTGACACACCAACACTGGAAGAAGTGGCGCGGGAGATTGAGAACGCGGTGGCACGGGTCACTGACACAGTGAAGCGGCGCGAAATTATCACCACCGCCCTCACCGAAGCCTATGAGCGTGGGCAGCGGGATGCAATGCATTGGCAACCGATTGAGTATGAAGAAAGCGCGGGACGTATCGAGTTGCCTAGAGTGGCACCGTTCAACGGCGATCCTGTTTTGATCCTGCTGGCGCAAGGCGCTGTGGAAGCGTGGTGGATGGATTGGGAACCAAGCCCAACCCTCGAAGACCCTAATGATGGTGACGGCTGGTGTTGGGTCTGTTTAGACGACAGCGCACCCTTCGCCATGCTGGATGATGCTTCCCACTGGATGCCTCTACCAACCCCGCCCAACAGTGAAAAGGAAGGTGGAGAATGAAGATCAATCTTGACCCCATAACCTGCGGCAAATGTGGTTCTGCCAAGGTTGTGAACCCAGTGAACGACCCATCTGTTGACCTGCTCTGCGAAGTCTGTGGCCACACCAAGGCAAGCGAGTGGTACCGCCAGCGCCTCGCAGAGCATGAAGGCCGAAAGTGGCAGGACCACATGCAATCCGTCTCCAATCAGCCCCCAAAGAGGACGTTCTGATGACCACACTCATAGAACGACTGGAAGAAGTGGAAGCGGGGTCGCGGGAACTGGATGCAGAGATATTCACCACGTTTGATGATGTGGACGCATGGGAGAATGAGGCACAATTAGGAACTTATGAAAGCCCTAAATACGACGCGGTTGCAATGCGTCCGCCCACCTACACCACCCGACCCTATGACCTTACAGCGGCTATGGGACTGGTGCCGGAGGGGTGGCGTATCATTCGTGTCGAGTTCTCCGCTTCAGGCCACCGTACATATATGCACTTAGGCAAGATCGGGACACTTGATACCGTGCTTGGCATTGGGAGCAGCATGTCCCTCGCCCTCACAGCCGCAGCACTACGAGCCAAGGAGATTGAAGATGAACAAGGATGACGGGGCAAAGCCCCTGTTTATACCGCTGAAAACCGAGTGGTACGAGGCGTTCGAGAGCGGCAGCAAGTCCGAGGAACTGCGGCGGCACGGACCACGTTGGAACGCCAACACATGCCGGGTTGGGCGCAAGGTCACGTTGTCCTGTGGATACGGAAAGCACCGACGCATGAGTGGACAGGTCGCCTCCTTCACAGTACGGCCTGCCCGACGCCTTTGGGCAGATCACCGCGCCGCCGTGCTTGACACATTCGGAACGCTAGACATCGACATTGCCGTGATCGGGATTGGCAACCTGTGTCCCGAAACCAACGAAGGAGCGTCACATGAGCAACCATGATGAAGCGGTAGAGGATGATGCGCGGATCGCCGCCTGTGAAGCCATATGGGAGCGCAACGGAGTGGACGGGCAGGAGGCGGGCATCATCGCCGACCTAGCGATAGACACATTCCTGTCAACCTACCTTTTGCCGTGCGATGTGACCCTGCCCCCTGCGACCACGATCAGGAAGGGGTGCAGCGCGGCCACACTGTTCAAGGCCCTGTCCATGCCCGACCGCGCCCCTGTCTCCACCTATGGTGCGGGGGATGAACTGGTGCCCAAGTCGGAGCGGGAATTTTGGGACAACGCCCAAGCCATCACCACACTGAAAGCACAGGTGGCGGAGTTGGAGGCGACGGCGCGGCAATGTGCAGAAGACGAACAGCGCGCTCATAAAATTGCCGAAGCAGCAGAGGCCGAGAACGTGAGGCTGCGGGAGTACGTTTCTGAGGCGGAACAGTTGATTAACCATCTGGACGCACACGAAGGCGCAGAAGGATGGTCCAAAAATCTTCGCACCCACCTGCGCCAATGGCAGGAGACACGCGCCGCCCTCAACACACCCGAATAGCCGTCCATATACATCTCAAGTAGTAAAGCGGATAGTGGTGTGCCGCCAAATTCACGCAGCATCTTCATCCTCCGAGACGATCACTCGGATGGGCCCGGCGTAGTTCGGCTTGGCGGGCTTGTTTGTGTTCTTTGGCAGGACGATCAGATCGAACGTCGAGGTGCCGGGCACGCGACGGTGGAAGAGCCAGATGGCATCCTGCTCGGCAAGCTTCACATACTTGCGGAACATGTCTTTCTTTTCCATGTGATCTAAGTGGGACTTGCCGAACATGCGCTCGGCGAACTCGCGGTGCACGTCCCATTCGATGGTGCCGCTCTTGTAGCTGCGGTGTCCGACGAGCGTCCACTCGTTCGGGTTGAGGTTCAGAAGATTTACGTTTTCCATAGGATGTCCTTTGCATCATGTACTTTTGCGTCATCGAAAACCGCGCCGCTTTCTCGCCACATAGCCTCGGCTATCTTCATCTCTTTTTGACGCTGGCTCTCTGTGCGCTCTTGGTGACCCATGTTGCCCGGGACGTATGCCGGGGGCTTCTTATTGCGCTCTAAAACGCGCTGGCGGTTGTGCATGCCCGTCTCATCGATCCAATCTGTCTTATCGACAGGTCTCTTGCATGACTGGCAGACCAGCGCGTCCCAATCGAAGTGGAAAACGTGCGACCCGTGCAGGCAGTGCGGGCAGGATATGTCCCGCCCGTTCACGCCCGCTCGGGTTTTGCTGCTCACGAACATTATTTTTTGTGCTTCTTCAGCCACTTCTGGCCTCCCTCGTTGAGGTGGTTCCACACCTCGGACTCTCTGATGTTCAAAGTTTTTGCGATGTCCATCGTGTTTTTGCGATAGACGTAGAACATGCGACAGACAACGTCGCTGGGATGGTCATCTTGCTGCCAAGGCATTTTCCACATCCGGGGCTTCCTCCAAGTGAGAGACGTTGATGACATGGATGGGCGTGCTGACGCCCTTCATGTGCAAGCTGTCTGCTACGACTGTGTGGGCGAACCAAAGGTCGCCATCTATCTGTTGGACCAACCGCCACATTCGGTTGTTGTCCTGCATGTAAATTTTGCCGGGGATCAATGTAATTTCTCCGTATCTTGGTGGTGAAGGTAATCGCTGTTCAAGATGGCTCGGGCATGGTGCATGGAAGCTGCAATCACCGACATAATGTCCTCGACATCGTCCAGCGACAGGAGAAGCTCGATACAAGCTCCGGTGGTAATCCCCGCAAGGCGCGGGGACTCCGGTAAATTCTCCAACTCTTTTGACAGATCAATCATCGCGCTCATGGCTTTTGCATAAGCTTCCTTCTGATCGTCATCCTCGTCATCGAAATCGATCACCCGCGCTGTATCCTCTCCCATGCTGCGAGCATTTCTACCCTCTCTTTTTTTGATAAATCGTCTTGCCGGAGGGAAGATCTTATCAGATCGTCCATTTGAGCGCAGGCCCCTTGCCACGACATTCTTGAGGCAACGATCTGCACGAGTTTGTCTTCGTATATTTCGTCTAGTTCTTCTTGGCTGGGTTTATTTAGTTCTTCTTCTATAAGGCGCTTGGCGATACTCATCGAACAAACCTCCGGGGGCGCAAATGGTTAAACACACGACGCAGAACGTAAGATCGCCCTACGCTTAGAAAGAAATAAACGGCGGTGATTTGGGTCGCTTCGACCGGGCTGGGCTCCAAACCAAACAAGGGCAGGCCCCAGTAGGTGAAGCACCAAGAGACCACCAAGCCGACCACGGCGTTGGTATTGGCCTCAACTAAACTCATCATGCGGGATTGCATAACTCCTCCTTTTGTTTATGGAGGCAGCGTAGATCCCGTATGCGAGTATGTCAAATAAAAAAGAAACGGCCCCCGGAGACAAAAGGGGACCGTTTCCACAAGGAGTCATGCCGGGCCGCCCATGAGTAAAACGTCCAGCTTGAGTATCCTATATCAGCGCATTCGTGGATGCAATTTGAAAAATACGTTTGTATAATTTTTTTTATGCTGAACATCCGGCGAGGGACGATTGGCGAACTGATCTGCGCTCTCAAGCTTATGAAGCTTGGGGTGGACTGCGCTATCGTGAACTACAACGAAGCGGACCTCATAGCCGAGGTCCGTGGGCAGTTGCTCCGGATCCAAGTCAAGTCGTCGGTTATCAGGAAAGACCGGAAGACGCTCTACTATCAGTTCTCCACGAACGCTGGCGCAGAGAAACGTAGCTTGGATAAATCTGGCTCGGAGATCGTGGCGCTGGTCGCGGCTGATACAGAGCGCGTTCTGTTTCGGACCACTTCTGCCGTTACCCAGAAGACGGTTCGTCTACCGGCGACGGTTTTTCGGACGGATAATTTAGAAGAAGATTCGTGGGCCGCGGCTATTGAGGCGCTGTCTCTTCGTTAGGAGTATAGAACAGCATGAACGCGTGACATTCCGGGCAACTGTAGTTTGTGACGATGATGTACTCGTCATCGTACTCCTCACAGTCGTGGTTGCCACCTATAATCATAGGCGCTCCGCAGTGCAGGCAATCAGTCATTATCCCTCACCATCCCGGAGCAGAGTAGTCTCTGTCCTTCTTATACGAGGCAAAGCCGTCCAAACCATACGTAGGGCAAACCATAATCTTCTCAGGTAAGCCCATACTATCTTTCTCACCTGCTTCGCCGCAGATGAAGAACACACCGGTCTTTTCAGACATTGCATGTTTCAGAATGGTCTCGTACTTCTCGACCTTCTTGCGAAGCAGCAACACTTCTTCATAGTAATCTGTCACATTAGTCATCGTAGCAGCACTTCTTCATAGTAATCTGTCACATTAGTCATCTGCCTTGACCTCGCCCCAACCACCGCATCGTTCGCACTCGATCCACCTCACACGGACCTCGGTCCACGGGTCCGGATCGTAACCGCCCACCTGATACTCGTCTTCGACCTTTCCTATGCCGCCACAGTCGGGGCATTCGATATCATCCATCGGCTCTCTCCCACTTGTAGAAGATGTGGTCGTTGATACGGACCACCCGGCGCTCATGCGTACCCCACTCGGGGTAAACATAGTGCGCGTGATAATGCGTTGCGCCTTCGGTCGGATCGTCTGATCCCCCGGCGATGGCTCTCAACGCAATGTTGTAAGCTCGCTTGTACGATTTCTCGTCCTTCGGCTCGTCGCTCTTGCCGTCGCAATAGTAGCTGAACTGGCAGCGATGCTTGACGGGGATGTCGGGGTTCCACTTGTACCGTGGTCCCTGCTCTACGACATCACAGACGTTATTCGGGAACCGCGGATCACGGACCCTGTTCAGAACCACATGCGCGACGGCTTGCTGGCCAACGCGTGGCTCTCCCCTTGCCTCAAAATAAACAGCCGTGGCGAGGCAGACCACCATTGTTTCAAGCATTGATTTCTACCTCGCTTTCAGTTTCAATCCAGACCTTTGCCCCACAAGACAAAGGCTTTTCGGGGCTATAAACGATCTTACATGGGCCGTTAATCGTTACCCCATTGGCATAGTCATTCGACTTGTATGTTTTGACCGTAATGACGGGCTTACGCTCACCACTCTTTGCGTTAGACCGAATAACGTGCTGATTTATGTGGACAATTTTCTTCATGTTTTCAGTAACCTATTGCCGTGGTGAGGCACACCATCCTTGCTTCAAGCATTGGTGGCGACCCACACCACGACGTTTATCGCAAAGTTAAGCGCGGCTATTGCCACGATTGTCTCAATCATCCTTGACCCCTGTACTTTTTGAAGTTGCGCCGCTGGTCCTTACTTTTAGGACGAGTGCGATTGCTGTTCCCAATCGTAGTCTTCTTCTTGAAAGGGACAGTGTAAACCGGACCTGTGGTCTTCTTAGCCATCCGGGTTATGTTCCTTAAAGTCTTTGTGCATGATCTTTAGCTGACCGCTGATCGTGCGGCCCTGCTTCTTGGCCATCTCTTTGATGTCGAGATAGACCTCGATAGGAACCAGAACAGACTTCCATTTGGTGGTATCCATATTTCACCTCCTTTCGCCTGCGAATATATACGATAAGTTGGTTAGCGCAAGACAAAAAAGACCCCGCCGAAGCGGGGTCAGTTCAAGGGAGGAGCCAGAGAGGGAGCGTCATTCCGCTTCACCCCAACTTGCACCTATTTCTATATCACACTGAGCGGGAACCTCCAACGGCACAGCGGCCTTCATAATGTTGGCGATCTCTTCCGCCTCTTCCCGCCCCGACACCGACATGGCGATTTCGTCGTGCACCTGTATCAGAGGCACGCGGCCCGTGGCGTATATATCGACCATCGCTTTCTTGGTCATGTCGGCAGCGGACGCTTGGATCAGGCGGTTCAGTGCTTTGTAGGTGTAGGCCCGCTTGAGACGGGTGGTCTCGCCATACTCCTGCACCGCTTCGCGATACGGCATCGCCTTGTTCATGGCGAACGTGTCGGGCTCCCAGAGATCAAATCGGCACTTGCGACCGAGGATAGATCGTATCGACCCGCTACTACTGCGCTCGTTCAGCCTGTTCATCACGCCGTTCATCAGACCTTTAACGAACGGCACCCGGTCGTGGTACTGACGGACGAGGGCCTTGGCGTCATCGACAGGGATGTCTAGCTGTTCAGAAAGCTTGTTCACGCCCATGCCGTACATCATCCCGAGGTTGATGATCTTGGCCTGCTTACGCGGAATGTTCGCCATCTCTGCGACCATCGTATGAAAGTCGGTGTTGGGGTCCGTGTTGTACGCCTCGACAAACTCTGCCGCACCGGACAATTCTGATCCGCGGCTCTTGCCGTAGACGTGAGCGTAATGGACCAAGATCCGCGGTTCTTGCTGCGAGTAGTCAATGGCCGCCCACTGCTGATCTTCTTCCGGCAGGAAGAGCGACCGGATCATGGGTCCAAGCTCTGGATCGCGGGCCGGGATCTGTTGCAGGTTGGGGTTGTTCATTGATATACGGCCCGACACCGTCCCGCCATTGTCCGACCGGATCTGGTTGATGTGCGCGTGGATGCGCCCGTCATCATGGCAGTGGGTCAGGATGGTGTTGATGAACGTACCGCTGGTCTTGTTCAGGTTCCGCGCTTGCGTAATCAGGCGGGGAAGTTCGTGCGGATGCTCTGAAAGAAACGCCTTCGTGAAAGATGGCGCACCTTTTTCAGTCTTGGGGTAGGGGACGCCGACTTCGTCAAATGCTTCGGCCAAGGACTTGGCTGCCCAGATTTCGACATCTTTGCCCGCAACTCGCCGTATTTCTTTGAGGACATTCTTCTCTTTTTTCAAAAGGTAATCACGCGTCTTCTCCACCCGGTCGAGATCGACCCGGACACCCCGGAACGTCATGTCTACCAGACAGGGCAGGAGATCGAGTTCAAGGTTCGCGATGGGCCAGAGCTCTTCCTTGCTGAGTTCAGAGGAGAACCGTGCCCATAGTTCCAGCGTAAGCTCGGCATCTGCTTGGGCGTAGGGCCCGACAAACGGCGCGGGCATCTTCCACATCTCGGACTTGGGGTCGAGCCCGAACTCACGGGCCGCCTCTATCAGGGCTTTCTCCGACTTGGTCTTGTTGAGATAGTCGTAGGACAGGGCGTTGAGCGAATAGCTGAAGCGGTTCTCGTCCAGCAGGGACGCAATCAGCATCGTGTCGATGACGCGTCCGTTGATGGTGAAGCCCATCTGCTTGATCCAGCCCATGTCGTACTGGGCGTTGTGCATGATCTTGTCCGCAGGGCACTCGAATACCTTCTTGAGCCACTTGTTGACCAGACGCTTGTCTAGGTTGCCGCCGCCCAGATGATTGACCGGGAGATACCCAGCCCACTCTTCTGTCGCGACCGCATAACCGACAACCTCGCCGTTTCCTGTAGGCCAGCCGGGCCCGTTCTTCTTCAGGTCCGGGTCGCGTGTTTCAACGTCAATCGCGATCTTCTTCGCACTGAAGATGTCGGGCAGTTCTGCCGGGGGCACCCAATCGCTTGTCGGCCCGAATGCCATAAGCCGAAACCCCGACATTAAAATTCTCCTCCTAGTGCGGCATATCCGCAGAGATCGACCCAAGAGTCGTCATGGTCAGGGGATTTGGCCAGCCGCGCCATCTTTACTCCCGCCATGCAAAGAGCCACTTCTTTGCGCGTAACAGGTCGGTTCAAAACGACGCCCCATATCTGAGCGATATCATCGAAGTTCTTGGAAGCCTCTCCGTAGTCGGCGTGACGGTCGCCGTTGATGAGTTGCTTCGCCAGATCAAGAATTTCGTCACGCGTCATATTAAATAACTCCGGTTTAGGTCTTCGGGTTCTACGAGATAAAGATTTTCTCGTGTTCGCGTTACGCCAACGTAAAACACACGGTGCAGGTCATCGGCGTCGATAGCTGCCGCCGCCTCCGCCGCAGGAGAAAGGTCCGTGAGCAGTACAACGTTGTCCGCCTCACCGCCTTTAGATCCGTGGATCGTGGACACCGTAACGCGGGGCTCGGCATTGAATTTCTCGCCACGGCGCAGCATGGCAACGATGTAAGCCCGCTCGTTGTCCGGGATCAGGTCCATAGCTTCGTGCCAGATGGATTCTGGATCGGCTAACAGGCCGTGATTATCGATCAAGTCTTGCATCGTCAGTTGGTCGCTGTCCTCGACACCCGGTAACTTTTTGAAGCCGCGTTCTATGCGCGTCTTTGTGCTCATGTGAGAGTATACACATCTAGCTTCTTCACCACTAATGGCGGTTCCTTTTCTCAGGCGTTCCCACGCATTGACCGCCGTGCTGATCTTATCGGAGATGGACCGTCGTCCGCGGTCGTTGAACAGGACGCCCATGCCCCGCAGTTCCTGTGACAGGGGCGAGAGCATGTACCCGGCCTGACCCATGATGAGCCAAGAGCCGTGGCTCATGTCCAGTTCTGCGAGGCCCGAGATTTGCGCTACGCGGCCTCTTTCCTTTCGCGGGTTGTACTCCTTCCGATACCGTTTGTTGATGCGGTTGGAGATGCGTTCCGCGACCTTGTGGACAGCGCTCGGGACGCGATATGACTGCGCCAGAATTTCGGCCCCGCCGGGCAGGTTGATGAACTGTTCAACGTCGGCCCCGGCCCAGCGGTAGATGGCTTGATCGTCATCGCCCGCGCAGTACATGCGCTCCGACTTCTTATCGAGAATGTGGGCGATGTCCCACTGGAGCGGGGACAAGTCCTGCGCCTCATCGAGGAAGGTCAGCTTGAAGGGCGGACAGCACTGGTCAGCATTGGCGATGAACTGACTCAACATATCTGTGAAGTCGTACAGCCCGAACTTTTCCTTGTAGGCCGTAACGCTATCGTCAACGTATTTGACGAGGTTCCAATCAGCGTAGAGGTTGCTGTTGTTATACTCGTCGCGGAGCTTGGTCTTCTTCAGGCGGGCCAGATTTATCAAGGACAGGATCGGGTCGTTTATCTTACCGGAGAAGATATCGCCGTCGTTGTCTTTACCGTCCACGTTCTGGAAGCGGTGCCCTATGACGCCGCCCAGTTCCCTATAGTTAGAGGGCTGCATGACCTCTTCTGGTCGGATGCCCACCTTCGACAGGGCCAGACTGTGTAGCGTGCGGAAATGCCTCAGATCCTCGTCGGGATCGAGCTTAAACCGCTTGGCGGCTCGTTCTTTTGCTTCGTTCGCCGCCTTGCGGGTAAAGGCAAGGAAGGCGATGTCCACGGGATTGATGCCGCTCTCGAGGGCATCGTCCACCATGTTAAGAAGCGTTGTTGTCTTTCCCGTTCCCGGCGGTCCGAATATCCGAAACATCTTTGGCTCTCTGTTTTGCTACGATCTGTCTTACCCGTTCACGAGTAAGGCCGTATTTTTTCCCTATAGCGGACAAGGTCATCAGCTCGTCCTTCCACAAACGTAGAATCTCTTCATCACGTTCCATTAGAAAGGCACCTCTTCGGTCTGGAAGTGAGGGGCTTCAATGTCTACGTCGGAAACGTCGAACGAAGGGATGGCCCATACTCGGACCGACCGCCCTTTGATCTTCATCACTATGCTCTCTCCATGTATGTCGCGTAATCGCTGGGCGATCTTGTGCGTCTTCAGTTCAAAGAACTTGTTCTTCTTGAGGTGCCCCTCAAAGTCACGAAGCCTGAAGTAGGTCGTGCCGCGCTCCTCGTCGGTCCACGGTCGGCGCAGCAAGATCTCTTCCTTGTCCTGCGCCTGCTGTAGATGACGACAGAACTCCTCAAGGTAGTCGTAGAACTGACCGTTGATGCTGGCGTCCTGCGCGACTTCCATGATGGCACTCTCGTTGTCCCGCATCTCCGACATCAGAGTGCTGATCCGGGCCTCCCAATTCTGCTTGCTCATGGTCATGGGCATCTGGTTTAGCTGCTCCATGCAAGCCTTCTGGAAGGCGGGCTGGTTCAACAGCGCTTCGGTATCGAGCTCCAGCGGCTCCCCGCTCACATCCAAGAACCACACAGGTGGTGTCGAATTGTATTTGCGGAGGTTCGCTACAGCGGCACCCTGCATAGCAGCGCCGACCCCAAACTTGCGCGTCATGCACAGAGCTTTGTCGCAGTGGGCGTTGATCGGTGCGTCGTTGCACTTGTAGACATAGTCCTTTCGACCAAGCTGCTTGGCGATGACGTTGACTTCGTTCAGCGGCAGCGGCGGTTCCAGATACGTCAGGTTGTAGGTGAGGATCTCCGTCTCCCATGTGTCGGGATACGCCTTCCTCAGATACACGCCAATGTTGAACAGACCGTTGTTTCGACCGCCCTCGCTGATCTTGTTCTTGAACAGGATTTGCAAGCACGGCGGTGCGCCCGCCCAGTTCGATTGCGGGTCGTCCTTAATCTGTAACGCCGTAACCTGCTCGGGTGTCTGGACGTGCTCCTCGTACAACGCGAAGAACTCTCCCAGCGTGGCGGAGGTTCCGTCATCGTTGATGCCGTAGCGCAAGCCGTCTTCGGCATTGAAGTACGGCAGGTTCAGGAAGTTGCCGACATCGCCACGATCCAGATGGAGCTTAACCTGCTTTGGGAAGATTTCGCTTCCACCATATCCGAGGGCCGCGGACACTTGTTGAAGCGTCGTCTGCATGTCCTTCGCATCGATGGGCGTGACGGTAAACAGGAAGCAGTGCGCTCCGCCAGACTTACTACGGCAGACAATGAGCGGCAGCTTCATGCGCCGGATTTTCTCGACAAGAAGCTTGTGGTCTAGCGGGTACTGATCGATATCAATGCAGCCCCAGCGACACTGGTTGTTCTCGTCAATAGGAATTATGCCGAGCGAGCGCTTGCCCGCTAGGTGCTCTTCCCAATGCGCCAAGGTCCGTGGTTCGCGGACAATGTACGCATCTCCCGTGTTCTTCCCGTTAGCGGCTTGCTTCTTTATCTCAAACGTGCCGTGCGCTAACTGTAGCCCATCAAATATGGACTGAAATTTCTCTGAAGACATTATAACCCCTTGAGAGTGGGGGCGGGGACTAGCCCCGCCCGCCTAACTAGAACGGAACGTCGTCGGACTGTGATGAGCCGCCGCTTTCGTTCTCGTGCTTCACGACGACATCGCCAGAAAGCACGCTCTCAGAGAAGGTTTTTGCGCGGGCGTAAGTTGCCGCGTCTTCAACAGGACCGACCCGACTGATATCCCAGCCGTGCCAAGAGCCCTTGCTGTTTTCCTCAGACACGCTTTTCAGGTGATAAACGTGACTGAACCGCGGCGGGGTGAACGGACCGTTCTTGCCCTGCATGGTCAGCGAGGAGATCATCGAGTTCCACTTTCGGCTCTTTTTTAGCTGCGTGGACTTCATTGCGATAAGCGCCGTTTCGACAGCGCCATCTTCGCCGACGATCAAAACGAAGTGCTGATGCGTCTCTTCGAGGTACTCGCCGTTGCCGCCGACAACGTATTCCTTGTTGTCCTCGGACGAACGCTCGGTCTTCGGTAGGTTCGGGTCGCCCGGTGCGTAGATCGCCTGCGGCGCTCCACTTCCCGAACCACGCGGTGCCCACTGGATGAACCGACGCATGTAGGCGCAAGGGATTACGTTCAGTCCCTCTTTGCCCTTGTACACGGCATTGGTGACCGTGTTGAGGATGTCCCCCTTACGGGCCTCTTCCATCTCGTCAAGGATGGGATCAAGACCTGACAGGATCTTGAGGAACGGAAGCGCGAGATCCTCGACGCCCATGTTCTCCATACCTGCACCGGCGTCGGCCTCGAACATACCTGCGTCGAACGCCGCTACTTCCGTCTTCTTCTTTTCTGCTACTGCTGTGCCAGCCATATCACTAGCTCCTCTTGATTGTTGCACGTTGTCCGACCCAAGCGCCGAACATATCCATCGGGAATGAGTCCCCATTTTCGACACGCTCACGAACGAAGGCCCGGAGTGTTTGCGGGTGGATACCCGTCTTCTGGTCCGGAACGTAACCCTCTGCTTCGCAGAAGGACCGGAAGGCCGACGCTTTGTCGTCCTCGCCACGCCCGAACTCAACACCGACCGTGTTCTTGATGATGTCGTCATACCCATTCTCCCTTAACCATTCGTATGCTCGTTCACGTTCAGCCACGGGGATAGAAGCCCCGTAGGTCTGTTTGATTTCGACGGTCGATCCGTCATCGAGCGCTAGTTTAGAGAGCCCCATCTCCGCAAAGACGGTGGGCAGGTCTTCATCCGTGAGCTTCAGAAGTTCTCGTTTCTCCTGCTTGAGTTGCAACTCAAGCTCGGCTACTCTTTCTTCCTTGTCTCGGATACGACGGGCGATGGAAGCTACGTTCCCAAGTTCGCCCTGATCGATTTTCTCGACGGATGAGGCAACGGTACTTTCGAAGTCCTCTTCCATCTGTGACAGCAAGTCACTCATTTACTTCTCCTTCGTGATTAAAGGATCCTTTCGGTCCTTGACATTCCCTGATATAATTAGATATGTAGGGATCGTCAACCACTTTTTTCGAAAGAGCCATGACATATCAATTTGAGACCGAGCCATTCGCCCACCAACGCCGAGCGTTTGAAGATTCGTGGGCCGCGGACTACTACGCGTTGTTCATGGAAATGGGCACAGGAAAAACGAAGGTAGCTATTGACACCATCGCCGCGCTGTATGAGTCCGGCGACGTAAACGCAGCCTTAATCGTCGCTCCGAAGGGCGTTTACGACAACTGGGTAAAGGGGGAGATCCCGGTGCATATGCCGGGTCGGATTGACCGGCTCGTTGTCCGTTGGATACCCGCGAAAACAAAAAAGTTCGAAGAAGAGCTTGAGGGGCTATCGGATCTTGAGCCTAACCATCTTCGCATGTTCGTGATGAACGTGGAAGCGCTTTCGACGCCTCGTGGGGCCCGCGCTGCGTATGACTTTCTGAAGCGTTATCCCGACAACATCATGGTTGTGGACGAATCCACGACGATAAAAAATCGCACCGCGCAGCGCACGAAGAACATCGTGACCCTCGGCACTTACGCCAAGTATCGTCGCATCCTGACGGGGTCGCCCGTCACGAAGAGCCCGCTCGATCTCTACAGCCAGTGCCTGTTCCTGTCGGACCGGGCGTTGGGCTTCAAGAGCTACTTCGCATTCCAGAACCGGTACGCCGTTGTGCAACGACGCACGATGGGCCCCAAGGCTTTCCAAGAAGTTGTGGGCTATCGCCGTCTAGACGAATTGTCGGAGAAGCTGGACAGGTTCAGCAACCGAGTTCTGAAGGAAGACTGTCTGGACCTGCCGGACAAGGTTTACATCCGCCGGGACGTTCCGCTGACGCCGGACCAAAAACGCCTATACGATCAGATGAAGAAGCTGGCGCTCGCCATGCTCGACAACGGCGAACTCGCGACCACGGCCAGCGTGCTGACGCAGATCATGCGGCTCCAGCAAATCTGCTGCGGCTTCCTGACGCCCGACGATGGCGAGACGCAGGAGCTACCGCACAACCGCTTGAACGAGTTGATGGACATCGCAGAAGAGGTGCAGGGAAAAGTCATCATCTGGGCCACCTACACGCACGACATCCTTGCGATCCGTGGTGCGTTGGCCAAGAAGTATGGCGAGAACGCCGTGGCTTGCTACTACGGAGACACACCACAGGACGAGCGGCAGGAGATTGTCGAGAAGTTCCAAGACCCGGAGAACCCGTTGCGGTTCTTTGTGGGTCAGCCCCGAACGGGCGGTTACGGCATCACTCTAACAGCCGCTAGCACGGTGGTGTACTACTCCAACAGCTACGATTTGGAGATAAGGCTTCAGTCAGAGGACCGGGCGCACCGCATTGGCCAGAAGAAGTCTGTGACCTATATCGATCTCGTATCGCCCCAGACGATTGACGAGAAGATACTGGGCGCGTTGAAGGCCAAGATTGATCTGGCCGGACAGGTACTGGGCGAGGACGCCCGGCAGTGGCTTATCTGATCGATACGAGACTGCCGATACCGCTGTTCACTGCGCCGCCGTACCGCATGGGCTGCACGAAGGGAGCCGTTTGGGTGGGAGCGCCCAAGGGCGGGATGGCGAAGGGGTTGAAGTTCTGCTGCTGGAAAAACGGCGAAGAACTAGGAGCTGCGGCCAATGGCCGAGTGGTGGGGGCCACTTGAAAAATTCCGGCGGGTGCTGCGCTGGTGTTGATGGGGACAGGGGTAATTGCGGAGGCGTTTCCGCCCGGGTCAAGATCTGCTTCAACAAGCGTTCTGCCCAGCATGGTGTCGCTTGACAGGTCCGTTGCCGCGAAGGCCGGATCGGCATTTCCGGAAGTGTCCAATCCACCGATTCCATCATTTACACCGCCCTGAGTGCCTGTCGTGGTGCCTCCAGTAGTACCTGTGACGGAGGAAATGGCATCGTCTATTGCATTGTCTATTGCACCGGGTGTGCTGGGTCCAACCGATATACCGGGTGTGCCGGGTGTTCCGACATTAACAGACACCGTGCTGGGAACGCCAATTGCGTCCATAGCAGTGGTAACCCCTTTACCGAGGGCGAAACCTGCGAGTGGTCCAAGTCCCAAAACAGTCGATAACGCCGTACCGACAGGGCTAAAACTTATGTTTACCCCCTTGGGTCCGAACTGGTCGAACCCTTTCGTGATTCCCAGTACGTCCGTGACCAGACCATAAGACGGGCTATAAGCCTCCATCTCTCCCTTCGCGGCATCTACTGCTGCCGCTTCGGCTTCGGCCTCTGCAACGGTGTCCGGGTTGTCTACTGCGGGATCAGTTCCGTGATGCCCACCTTCGCCGCCATCACCGCCATCACCGCCCAGCAAAAGATGCTTGCGGGCCCAAACGTCGTCCGCATCCACACCCGCTACGGTGTAAATGTCGTTGAAGCCGTCTGCATAGGGGCTTTTACGCTCGTACTTCATGTTCCGCTCTCCGTGCAGCCAGCATGTCTTTCACGCCCGTAACATACATCAGGCGGTCGTTCCTTGCGCCGCGCTTCATAAAAGCACCGTCCTTCATGTAAACGTCGATGTAGCGGTTGGTAAGATCCTTTTGGATCATGCGTCCAATCTTCAGGACGTTGCCATACGGCGCGATGAAATCAATGATGAACAGTTCCCCAGACCCGTGGTCCGTGAACCAATCTTCGGGTTGCAGCTTCCGCGTCTTCATCAGGTAGCCTTTTGCAGCTTCGGGCGTGAGGAACGCGTGGCTGTACAGACCCTGCGGCTTACCGTCCTCGTAAAACACCTTCATCTTGCCAGCTTCGATGGCAGGCATAATCAGACGCTCAAGGTCGTGGATGTACCACTTCCTATGAACGTCTGACTGAAGCATCAGGTGTAGAACGTCGCCGATCATCCGAGAAGGCCACCAATACCTTGGCTACGGATCATGGATGATGCCGAGTCGTTAGGAAAGAGTGCCGCATATCGCTGCCGTGTCTCTGGGGATGCCGGAGCTTGGGTGGGAGCCGAAGCAACGGACGGGGGTGCCGGGGTCGGCGCAGGACGTGGCGGGATAGGCGGCTGCTGTGCCGCCGCAACCGTGCGGGTGGGAACCGCAGGTGGGCGGACAGAACCTTGTGGGCCGGGGGCTTCTTCTTCCGAGGATTCGTCGTCCTCGAGAAAACGATCTTTTTCCAACAAAGGCACTCTACGTGGTGGTCCAGTAATCGCTCTGCGCTGATCGTCTACTACCGCGCCCACTCCGTAGTCTTCACCGAGCTTACTCTTCAACGCTCGTGTAATTATGTTGGAAATTGCTTTTTTTTCGGAATCATTCCGAGGGGTACGCAGCGCCAATGCCAGAAGTTCGTCGTCGTTGACAATAACGCTCATTGCGTCTAGCTGTCGAAGCTGCGGTATTTTTTCTACAAAAGTTTTCGTAGCGCGAACACCAATGCCACTGGCTACGAGACTGTCTGGCCCACCAAACGGCATCATTCGGCCCATCTGTCGGCCCAGTGCCGCACCGGATAGGCGAGTAAACGCGTCGGCGATGAAGTTTATATCACCCAGTTGTTCCGGTCCGATTTCGCCTAGTTGAACAGCGGCTTCAAACCGAGCTAGGTTGTTCAGTATTTTTTGATACCCGTCCAATTCTTTTTTGTTGGTCAACCCTTTGGAAATCATCCAATCTGCCAGAGAGTTTCGGGTGTCTTTCCGAAGGGATTTACCGGGAACAAACAATCTCTCAAAGGCTTTTGCGGGGTCAAGGCCGCCTTGACCTCCGGAATCAAGGAAGACCCTTTCGAAAATAAGAGACTTCAATCCTTTAACGGCGTCTTCTTCATTCCAGTTTTCAGGGACAAGGGGCGTACCGTCTGCGTTTACGCGTCCTGCTTCGGCCCTGCGGCCAACTTTCCTGATCTCGTCAAAGATCTGGTTTAACGATTGGATTGGGTTTGACCCATTGATTGCCGACTCAATGACCTCAGAGGGCGCTTTGGATCCAACCGCAACACTAAGCGCATAGTTATCTTTAGCTTTTTCCCGCAAACTGCCCAAAAGACTTTTTGACCGATTTGCAAAATCTACCGCATCCGTGGCCCCTGCTAGCGCAGCCCCGAAATCGTCGCCCAACAAATTTTTAAGACGTTCGATACCTTCTGAACCAAGTCTTTCCTTTACTCGCTGTAGCGCCCGGAGCATAAGGCGATCCTGTTCCGGCTTGCTGGCCCCGGCAGCAACGGCCTTGTTACGGGCTTGTTCTAAGGGGAAGATTATATCTTTAGCCAATACATGGGTGGCCCAACCCGATATACTGTCCGTGTTGTCTTTTAACAAATCGGAAAGGGGAACGGGTCCGTCCGGCATGTCTAGGACCGCGTCTTCAGGAAAGTATTGCTCTGCACGACTGTTCAAATAGGTGAAGGATTCCCAAATTTCGGAATAACGAGAAGCGATCTCCTCGTCTTTGCCTCGCAGAAGCTTGCGGATAAATTCTTCCGGCGAAACTTTTACTTGATCGAAAGCAGCGCGTGCTGTTGGTAAGCCCACGAAGCTTCGTGTTAAAGCGTCGTTCATTCCACGGTAGAATGTTCGAGCGATGTTATACTTTTCAGAGACAGAGGGGTCGATAGTATTATCTAGGTCGTCTATAAGCGCTTTTTCTAACTGCGCCGCAATACCGTAAAGCTCTTGGTCAAAAACTTTTCCTCTGGACTTCTCTTTGATACTGCGCAAGGTTTTGCGTAAGTTATCCATATCGGAGTAGTCAATAGCATCCGGAAAATCTGCATCGACCTCAGATCGCAGAGCCGCTTTCTGAAGCTTTACAAGGCCCAAGATGTCCCGTAACTCGGGGGTTGGAGACTGGCTGGAGAGCAAATCCTCGACACGTTGAAGCGCCTGCACGTTCTCTTCGGTGGGCGTTAACTGACCCGCAACATTTCGTTCAAATGAGACCGGACCGGAATCCTGCAAGCGCAGAAGTTCGGTGCGCTTTAGATTTAGCAGCCGTGCGCCCTCAGTGGCCGCCTTTTTTTGATCCGTACTTTTGTACTTAGAGCCCGCTGTTGTCCGGGTAATCAAATCGTCTAAAAGAGCGATGTTTTCTGCGGTCGGCTCTAGATTTTCAAAATCGAACTCTTCCACAGAAACATTTCGGATAAGCTGGCCCGCTTTGAATTTTTGTTGCAAAGCACGATCTAGCTGTTTTTTTACGCCGGGGGAGGCCTCTGCAAACGACTGGCTAAATTTGCTTCCGGGTAGAGACCCCGCGCCTAAATCCACGTCACCCGATAAAATCTGTTCAAAAGTTCTTTTAACTGGGCTTCCGTCTTCGTAAGACGAAAGTTTTGCGGAAAACTTTTCTCGTGCTCCGGTGGTCGGAAGCGCACCGGGTAGGCTAAGTATGCCTCGGTAGCGATCTACGGTCTTTAGAACTTCTTGGAGCTCTGCGTTCCTAAAAAATCTTTCTGCTGTCTCAGGGTTTAAGTTATCTATGATCTCATCAAACAACGTGATGAAGGAGGGCTCGTCAATTTCTTCGCCTGCGGCGTTTTTGAAAACACGAATGGACGGAACATCGCCCTTTGCGTCTTCGTACAGGCGATTCGCCATCTTACTCGCGATGGTAAGCTGTTGGTCCATTGCATTGGCTATAGCTTCCGCCGCATCTAGTCCCCTTATCTCTTCCTCGGAAAAGCCCGCCCGAAGTCTGGCACCAAACTCTGTGCCGCCGACACGCTCTGTTGCCCGAATTGCATAATCCACAACATCTGCAAATCTATCCACGAAAGCGTTTGCATAACGGTCTTGCTGAAGCTCTAGGGCCAGATTCATCAAGTTTTGATCGCCGGAAGAGTGGAAGAGTTCAATAAGGCCCCTCTGAAAATCGGCGGCCTTGGCGCTGCTACTTTTTGCTTCTCTACCGAGTTTTTGCTTCTGGGCGGCATTAGCAAAATAACCCTGAAGAGCAATAATGGCGGGAGACTTAGCTCGAACCCCCGCAGGCAACGCACTCACTAAATTTTCGGCTTCTTCGTTTCCTGCAAGTTGATTGGCTCTTGCGTTTAACACTCGAAGAGCGTCGTCCGACAACCCTTCCAACCAATCCTCCCCTTGCGCCATCCTAGTGGCAACGGCAATGGGATCTTCTCCCATGTCCTCCACAAGTTTCAAAATTTCTTGGACGGCGATCTTTCCCGCAGGAGTTTTTAAGATATCCTGTTTTTTTGTGGAAGGATCTACCTTTAAGCCGCCGACAATTCTTCTATATGCGCCGCCCAAGCTACCAGAATCTTTAATAAACTTATAACCCACCGCGGAAGGAAGGTACTTCGCCCCTTTTTTGATGCCTTGGGGTGTACCCAGCAACACTCGCGCAAACGTGTAATTCGGCGCAAGAGGTGAGCCTAGCTCAATAAACGTGCGGAGTACGGGATCATTTTCAGCGTCTAGCTGATCTACCAGATAGCCCGACAGGACCGCCGCTGATCCTTCCCCCGCCGCGGTGACGCCGGGGCTCCGTTGAGCAGCACGCCTTGTAGCGGGAAGCATCTCATCAATAAAGGCCGCAAACCTTAAAGCGCGGGGCGGTTTTCTACCAATCTCTGTGGCTCGTGTTACGGTTGGAAGAAAAGCGGCTTCGCCCGAAGATTCACGTAGAAGGGCGGCAACGCGTGCGGGCCCCACTGCTTTGGGGTTATAACGGAATATCGAAGGCAGGCCGCTAACCATAAGACCCGCTGTTTCCGCTCCTGCAAGCTTGCCCTCTCCCCCCGGGAGCAAATTTTCGCGGTCTTTGATAAATTCACTTACGACCGGATCCACAATAAACGAGGTTCCCACCGCAGCGGAAAGTCCTCCGGCCATACCAGCAACCGGTTTAGACAGAAACCCTAGCGGAGCCGTTTGGGGCGAAGCGGCCCAAGGGCCCGGCAGGTAAACAGGGGCCGCCGTAAAAGCTAACCTTCCTCCATAAAGGGCCGCTTCCGCCGCGGGAACGCCTTTCAAAATACCGCGAAAAGCGGATTTCGCCATATCGCCGTATGTTACAGGAGAAAGGTTCGTGAGCCGTTGCAAAAGCTCCTCGCGCTTTTCGTCCGAATCTTTTCTAACCCAAGACTGCTTCCAAAAAAGAGCAGAAGGACTGTCCCCCACAGACTCGGGAAAGACATCAGCCATATAAGGAGATTTGAGCGTAAAAAAATCGACCGGGTCTATTGGACCTTTGTTGTAAAAAGGATTACTGCTCAGAATTTCAGCGGCGGTGTTAAGCAGTTGTTCCTTATGCCCAGAGTCATCTAACTCGATGGGCTCTGGTTTCCCCTCTTCTTCAGCGTAACGTAACGCTCCAAATAGATCTTTATCATACTCAAAGGTGGGTATGTTTAAGGGAGGTCGCGGTGAGGGTGGCGGGGGAGAATAATACAACGCGCCCAAAGGACCGCTAGGAACTTCTTCAACGTCTTTGTCTAAATCAGCCATTACTGTGGTTACTCCCCGCCCTGCCTTGATTTTTCTTCCTCGATCCGATCTCGCACCGACGGGAGAACCCTGCGTTCTACTCCGAACGGAATGATGCTGTTTAGCACAACCAAGGAATTTTCAAGGCGCATTTCACTCTGCTGAAGCGTTCTCGTAAAGGCGCTATCCGGGGATGCCATTGTGCCCGGAGAGGCCAAGCGCTTACGAACAGCAAGAAGTTCCTCTTGGAACGCCGTTTTGACGGCTCTTAATTTATCCGCCTCAATGGTGCCCCCGGTCACCCACTTCTCCACATCGGGCAGAACTTCTTTAAGGCGCGACTGCTCGCCCTCCGCAACTTTGGGGCTATTTGCAAGGGTAAGCCGCATATCCAGCATGATTTGTCGAGTAAGGGCCCGCGCTTCAACGGTACTCCGCCACCAATTTGCGTCAAATATAGCGGCACCCGCGGCAGCTACAGCAGACTTCAAACGATTGCCAAGACCCGTACCTCTTTCAACTTGTTCGCGGAGGTCAATGTTTGAATACAAGCCCGCGGTGATGTCTCCTTCGCCAATATCTCGTGCAATCTCGATTGCCTCTCTCATATTTTCGGTCATAAATTCAAGGGCGTCCGCCGATTGTATCCTTCCTTCCATCTGTTCGCGCACGAAGCGTTCAGGATCCTCAACACCCAGATCAATAAATCGATCCTTGTATAGGCCCATAACGGTTTGCAGATAGCGCTCTCTGGCTTCTCGCATGGCTTTTGCAGATAGTGCCGAGTCATAAGCCGTGTTCGCGTTTACCTGTACAAGTTGAGCAAGCCTTTCTGGGGGAACAACAAGCCCGGTTCCGGTATCAATCCAATCTTTGGACTTATCCGTTCGGTATAACAATGAAGTTTGTCCGCGTTCCGTATCTATCCAGTTCGCATACTCGTACTCTTGGGCGTCCGGATCAGGGCCCGTGTCGTGCAACGGAATAAACCGACCCTCTGGATATTCCTCGCTAGGCTTATAAGCATAGCCCAGACGACCCTTACCGTCGGACCGGAGCTCCGGAGATTCCGGAGAGCTATAGATAGTAGTACCGTTAACAAACTTACCGTCTTCGTCTCGATCAAAGGCCACCACGTTGCCACCAACCGTAACGGTTTTTTGTTCTGGGTTAGCGGTAAATATCGTATCAACGTCGCCCGTGCGTGAGTTAACAGATACGAGAACCTCGGCACCGTTGTGCGTAATTTGGCGAACTTCGTTTGCCGGATCAACTACGTAATTTATCCCGTTCGGAACAGGCTGCTGCGTTGCGCTGTTAACCGCTAAAACGCGAGTTCCCCCGTTCACATCAGGAATTTGCTTGAGCTCGATAGGAGCAAATCTCCAAACCATTGGCGAGCCGTTAATGTTTTTAACCATCTCAAAAGGCTTATTTGTGCCTTTGGGCCTAGTCAAAAGGACGGTGGACCCGTCTGCCCGTGTTTGCTCGCGGGTATCAAACTCGGGCAAGTTCGTGATTATGGGTCTTCCGTTACTGTCGCGTGTTACCCTAGTGACACTATCAAATCCGGTTTTATCCGGGCGCAGCACTTGGCGTGTTTCGTACCTTAGTTGTGCGCCGCTCCCGCTGTCAGCCGCATTGAAAGATTCAACCTTTGCGCCCAGCTTAAACAACTCGAATTCGCGTTCAGATTCCTGATCTTCTAAGTCCTGCTGTCTTTTCAGACGCGCTGCGTCAGCCTCAGATTGCCTCTTGGCCCTTGCTGCGCCAGCCTCAGATTGAGCTTTGAGCGCTGCGGTTCGTTCAGCCTCGGCGGACTGCAATGCGGCCACGTCAAATTTCTGTTGGCTTGCCCTCTGTTCCGCAGAGATTGCCGAAATCGTCGGGAACAGCTTAGAAGCTTCCGCTGCCTGCGCCAGCCTTTCGCCAAAACTAGCGCCAACACGACCGCCAGTTGCACCGGCTAGCTGAAGACCAAAGTTGGCAATCGTAAACAACGCCGCCGACTGGGCGGCATTGCGCTGTTCCTCGGGATCGCCCAGAATACCCCTGTAAACGTCCCGCTTCTGTTCAAACATGTCCTGTAAAGAGGCCACCCCGCGACTTGAATCAGGAACCTGAGTTTCAAGCCCTGCTGCAAACGCATTCGTTCCAACCAGATCCGCTATGTCCTTGACCTGTGAGGGCGTATAGGTAATAGGGTTGATAGCAGCAAGCTGCTGCTCGGGAGTGAACCCCGCCTCCATGCGTCGGTCATACCCGATTGGATCTAAATCTGCCGGAACGAGAGGTTTCAGAGCCATTTAGGCCATTCCTTGCATCTGCGGTTCAGGGCCCCCTGCCAGCGTCATAACGCCGCCTGCCATGTCGCCCTGAATCGGAGTGGTCATCTGCTGTGCGGCTAGTGCACCTACACCAGCGTCAACATTATCGCCCGGAGCCATAACTTCTTCAACCAGAGAAAGCTGGACGATGGGCTGGACAAGAGCCAGAACCGACTCCGGCGTCTGCATGGCGTCTTCCTCGCCCACCAGCGAGGCAAGCTCGGAACGGCGCTCCTCGACCGTGGCCTGATCGCCACGGACCATGTTCATCATCTCTTCGTAGTTTTCCGCGGTTTCCGGATCGCCGTAGGACTGTGCCTCAGACGCAATCATCTGCTGAACTTCTGGTCCACCACTAGCCTGCATCGCGCCCATCACAACTTCTTGCTCTGGCGGCGACATCGCGGCAGCCGCCGCGGGCATCTGCTGAGCCATCGCGCCCATGTCAGAAGGCATTACCATCGCCGGACCACCCTCTTGGCGGCGGATTACCGGCTCAAGATTGCTCGGATCCATTTCCATGTCGCCGCGAGGCGGATAGGAATCCCGCGGACTTTGAAAATAATCTTGAGGATTGATGGGAGGCGGAACTTCTCGAGACGGGCCCGGGGCAAAACCCCCTAGCAGGCCTGCGCCTTCTTCTTGGACCGTGGGCCGTGGGCCGTATACCGTCTCCCCCCTCATCGGACCCAACTCTGACGAAGGAAGCGGCTGAACAATGTCAGACTGACTGGGAAGGTTATCCGGGGAGAGGCCGGAAGGGTTGTATCCTTGAGCCCCTTGGGCAAATCTCAGAAGCTCTTCCATGTCTCGCGGAGCGCGGCCAACGGTCATTATAAAAGCTTCTGTTGCCGCCCTAACGCCAGCTTCCATCGCAGCATTACCACCCTGCTGCATCGGAATAACGCCCCGACCCATCAGATCAGGGAACGCGGCCCCGCCATTACGAAACATCTGTCGATCCATTACACCGCGGTTCATCATCCGAATAGTCCTGATTTAGAGGCACCCGCCGCCGCGCTAAGACCCGCGATGCCAAGACCCAAGTACTGCTGGGCCGGAGACACCGACGGGGAAGCTGCCGCCGAGATGGTTTGTTGAGTAGAAGGAGCGCCCTTATAAATGTCCGACAGGAACGAAACGCGCTGGTAAGGTTCGTACAACTGAGCCAATTCGCTCTGACGCTGCGCTTCAAGCTCGGCCTGCTGCTGGGCCTGCTGACGCGCACCCATTTCGTAAACGCCCTGCTGCTCGCGCAGAAGACGCTCGGAGAGCGTCTCGCCAAGGGCGGACTGTCGCAGGCCGAGCGTTCCAAGCGCCTCGCCGGTCTGAAGTCCCAGAGTTCCAACCTGCTGACCCGCCTGCAAACCAAGAGTCCCGATCTGCTGACCGGCCTGCTGCTGACGAAGCATTTGGTTCTGTGCCGCCTGCTGGGCCTGAAGGAAGTTCTCCGCCTGCGCCTGTGCAAGGGCCGCGGCGCGATTACGGTTGATCTCGGCCTCTGAAATGGCCGCACGGCCCCCGCCATACGCACCAGCGCCCGCGGCTTGCAGGCCCGCCTGCGATGCCTGAATGTTGTAGGCCCGGTTGATCTCGTCCTGAACCGCCTGCTGATAGGGGTTCATGTAGCCCTGAATCATCTCGCCGGTAATCGGACCAGCGCCCGCGGCCAACATGCCTTGGCCCGTGGCTACCCCGGGCTGGATGTAATCAATGGCCTGCTGCTGTGCGGCTGCGATGGGGGAATAGCCCTCGCCCATCGTGAGGCCCGCCTGTTCCAGATATGGACGATACGCACCAATGCCAGCTTCGGTAAGACCAAAAGCGGCCTCCTGAAGACCGGAAGGAGCCGCCACCTGCTGTGTCGGCATGGTAATCGGCTGATCTGCCAGATCCTTGGCAGACTGTAGAAGCCCCAGCTTGAGGGCTTCAATTTCCGGGGCTTCCCGTTGAATTATTTCTTGTGTTTCAGCCATTACGACATAGCCCTTCCGCGCTGCTCAAGGCCACGCATGATACCATACATGTTGTTGATACCGCGATTGAGATCACCGTTACCCGCGCCCTTGACGGCATTCGTGGTCATTACAAATTCGCCCGGCATCAGCAGGGCACGAACGCTGTCTTCGTTCGGGGTGCCTTCATAAGGCATGATGCCGCCAGTTCGGCGCGGGTAGACTTCTCCGCCTTCCGCTGCGCGGATCGGTCCAAACGGGTTCTGTAGGCGTTCACGCTGCTGGCGCAGGTATTCCTGAAGGCTTGCAACCTGCGGAGATTCTGGGAGCCCGTAAGCGCTGGCGACCGGGGTTTGGACCGCAGCAGAAGTTGGCGTGATGGCCGCGGTCGGAAGCGTATACTTCGTGCCGCCTGCTGCCACGTCCGCGGCTAGAAGGTCTGCGCCGGTCGGGCCCCTTTTCAGGCCAAGAGGAGAAAGTTCTTCTTCCGTTGGAACCGGGTCGTTAAAGAAACCGCCCGCCAAAAGGCCTACCCCGGCAAGGGCTGCGGTGGGGCCGTATGTTTCTAAGAGGCCCGGACCTGCCGCCGCGGCAGCAGCGTCACCGGCTTTGAGGGCCGCCGCCTGCACCGAAAGAGGGGCTGAGTTAAAGTTGGGGTAGTTAAGGCTCCGTGCGTAAGCGTCTGCGGCGTTCGACCGGGCGGCTTCTGCCGCTTGAGAGATCTCTAACGGACTCTGGCCGCCGCGGAACAGGTAATCACCGGCTTGCTGGAAGAAGGACCGGTCTGAGGGAAGGCCGCCGCCCGTATTAGCCAAATTCTGCCCACCAAGGGGGATAGAACCCTGACCGCCAAAAATCTCCGCCATATTAGGCTGATAGGTGCCCGGCTGCATCCCGGTAACGCTAGGAGCCGTTGCCGGGGAAACTGCCACCGGGGTCGGACTCACATTGTCCATGCCGCGCTTGATTGCATCGACGTAAGGGTTCCCGCTAGCGTCAGCCACCTGAACAGGCTGGGGCGTTCCCGCAGCAGCAATGGTCTGATCCACCATACGGGGCTGCGCGGCAGCGCCTGTCGTATCGACCACACTGGGCTGCGCGGCGGCACCAAGCTGCTCCGCTGTCGGAGCACTAAACACCGACCCACGCTCAAAGAACGTGCCTTTGTCGAACGTCTGACCAACGCGAGCACCAACGGTGTTAAGGTAGCTTCCGGCGTCCATAGCCTGCGATACGTTTTGACCGAACGAACCGGGCCCGCCAAAGCCCGCGGTTACCGCACCGATACCGCCGCCGATTGCAGCACTGATTGCAGCGTCTTTCAAACTACCGCCGTTAATAATGCTGGCAATGCCAGAACCAAGCGCCGCGCCCCAAACCGGGCCAAGAACCGCCGTGCCAACGATGGGCAGAATAATCGGAGCAGCTTTCTTGAGAACCTTGCCAACGCCTTTGACAGCTTTCTTGACGCCCTTAAAAACACGGGAAAGAAAGCCAAACTCCATAAGGCCCGTTTCCGGGTTAATCGAGTTAGCCGAAGCACCCACAACATACTGTTCCGGGTTCTCAATACCCATCTCGCGCAGATGACCAAAGATGGAGTCGCGCAGTTCAGGGTTATTCTCGATAAGCGGGGCAGGAACAACAATCTCACCCGGAGCCAGATGGGCTACAAACTGGTCGCCACCGCGGCCATACTGGGCCATGCGGGCGGCCTGCTCTTGAAACTCTGCAATACCGCCGGACTCACCGTAGGTCTTGCTGGCCTCCTGACGGGCAAGCTCATCATAATCCTCATCGGAAATGATGAAATCGGCAATACCCCCGTCGGGGACGATTACCTCTTCTAGTTCTTTTGCCGCCGGTAACGCCATTATCCTGCTCCGCCGCCCATAGCTTCAGGCACTGTTACTTGTATGAATATACTTTTTTCTTCGCTGCCAGTCCACGCATTACCGCAAGACGGACAATTTCCGCTAGGATAGCTGAGAATTTCCTCCGGCGTATCCACTAAGTTGTCACAAGAAGCGCATTTTACCGCCTCGCGAGACGTAGACGGGCTCCAACGAGAGCCGTCACCCATCACAATTACATCAGAATCGGACATTTAGAGCACCTATGGGGTCAATACTGCAACAGAACCCACCGCGCCGGTGCCGCTGGATCCCGCCACATGCGGGTTAGAAAGCCTAGAAATCTTAACAAAACCATCCACTTCGAACAGAGCGCCCGGCTCCAAGCCTACATCGTTCGTAGAAAGCGCCGTAAACGTGCCTACGGTAGCCCGCATCTCGCCCGGCTGCTGCTCTTGGATAATGTACGTCGTTAACAAACGCACCATATCCGAGAAATATGTGCTGTTATACGTGTCCGGCGGGACTGCAAAGCGAGGTGGGACAAGACCGCGGGGCATTAGCGTGCTCCATCCGGTCGAACATCAAGCCGCGGCGATCCCAGCCGCCATGCTACACCCAACCCATCGCTCTCGACGCGGAGACCAAAGGAGCGGCCCCGGGCTCGGATATTGTTCTGCGTTGCAGATTCCCCCACTGTGGTAGTCGTAGAGCTTGTATAGCCCGTACCGGGGAACTGTTCGGTTTTAATGGTAAATGTCGCCTGCGTCAGAGCCATGTCGGTCGAATTAGCAAAGCTGATGTCAGGTATCAAACGCCGAGCAAATACGAATTTATCACCTTCCCCTATGTCTACGGGACTAGACTCAATATATGCGGTAAAGGCCGACCCGTCGTCATCTGTACCTATTTCGTGGTTGTAGAGATAACCGTTGTTGAAGCCCGCAACAGGGTACTCTTTCAATCCTCGATCCAACCAACAATCACGGCCCAGATTACCGAAGTACCAGATGTTCTGTTCGTAATTGAAGGTGACGTACTTGTCGTTGTCCTCGGAGCTTGCAGACGGATAAAACCACGTGATTTCGCCAAAGGAGGTGTTGGCGCAGGCAAACACTTTCTCCGCTTGCGTATCGTTAAAGTCTCTGAACACCGTGTCGCGGACCGTACACGGCAGCGCCTTAACCTGACCATCGTAGAGATAGAACCGGTTGCGGCCCATCCAGAAAACCGCGTCGTTAAGCGCAACCGCGGCATTGGGACCAATAGTCGTTGTGCCCGCACTGATCTGGGTCAGACCAAAGGTAAACGGTGCGCCAATAAACTGCATCGAATGCACAGACGAGTCCGTGATGATTACAATCTCACGGCGTGTCTCAATAGCCTGAACGATCTCAGTGCCACTGCCCACGATCAAGTCACCCGCTGTATTCTCCGCCGTCGCCGCCCAATCTGTGGCGTTTTCCTGATCGCTAAAGCGGATCAAGAGCTTGTCTTGCACAGAGCTACCCTCGGGGTTACAGCCGAAAGCGACGACATGACGGTCACGGTCAGAGACTAGAACCTGACGAGCCACTGTCGGTGCCGAAGACCCCAAGCTGGAAAGGGTTACCGCACGAGCCGAAAAACCGCCGGTGTAATCCCAGTAGTAAACACCCGCGTCCCGGATGTTGAAGACGAGATCCTCGCCAAAGTTATCCTGCTTCCAGATGCGGATAGAACCGCCACCGGCTACCGTGGTAGCTGCCGAGCCCCACGTGCCACGGCTCCATGTTCCTGCACCCCAACCTGTACCGGGGACCACGGTGTCCAAGCCCACGTTAATCTGGTAAGCCGCAACTACCGCACCGCCGCCATTTCCGGTGTCCGAACCGTCCGCAACTACCGATACCGTAATCGTGTAGGTGTTGTCGTTCGGAACCGTCTGGATCTCGTATTCCTGATTAAGGATCTCCGCCGTCACATTGCCGCCAAGGCTCACGGCGTCACTAAATGTAACGTAATCGCCAGCGATGGCCCCGTGTGCCGCATCCGTAACGGTTATGGTCGAGGAACTGGCGGTGGCGGAGAAGGTAGCGGCATTCGTTGTTGTTGAACGAATGGGCGTAATATCGTTATACCCAAATCCCTCTTCGACATAAAACTTCTTGTTGGTGCCGACGCCCATGAGCTCATTGCCATCTGCGGCACGCCAAGCGTGGAGAGACCGAGGCGTACCAACAATGGTATTGTTGCTGTATTTCTGCCAGCCGCCAATCTTTTCCGGGAACCCAAACCGGAATCGTACCTTGTCACAGTCGTTCCACCCGCCCTCGTTAGAATAGGCGGTGGTTTCTGTGTTCACACCCGGCTGAAACTGGAGCTTCGTCAGGGTCATCGCCGTTCCTAGATCTCGCCCGCGTTGCGCGCTGCCTCATCTGCCGAAGCCGTGTCAGGTACGCACACGATCTGCTGCTGTGCAGAGAGCGGCGTTGCGAACAGACACGCGGCTATAACGAGGGCGGAGCGCATCACTGCTCAACCCACGAAAGCTGGTCTTCGTCCCATGTGTAGCGAGAGCCATCTGACGGATGTGGAATGGGTGCTTGCCATCTGTAGCTGCTGTCTAACGACCATGACGGAAACGGCTGTGGCCCATAAAACGCATCAGCAACCGGGTCGTATGTGAAGCCAATGCCCGCATAATTGTATCGAATGTTCCCGTTGTAAGAGGTCTGCTTCCATTTGCCGCCGCCGAAGAAATTAACACACCAATTTTCGCCGTCAGCCTCATGCTCGTCGGCAACTACGACTACGCGGAGAACCACGTTGTTTTCATCAAGTTCTGCGAAATGTGCCATAATTAACCTACTGGAATTTGTAGCGGATGATGACGACGCCAGAGCCGCCGGACCCGCCTGCCCGTGCCCCGTCCGAAGCGCCGCCGCCGCCGCCCGTGTTGACCGTCCCAGCATCACCCAAACCACTAACCGAACTTCCCCCGCCACCGATCCCACCCGTTCCAGAACCAGTATCCTGCCCTGCGCCGCCGCCTGCTCGAAACACGCTACTGCCTGTTATAGAAGACGACTTTCCGTCACCGCCGTATCCAGTACCATCTGCACCCCCAACTTCTGATGCACCACCACCACCGCCTCCGACAGTTCCGTTACCCACTCCACCATTAAATCCTTGTCCAACAATGCCTGTGCCGCCAGAACCACCATTCCGTCCTGCGCCTCCGCCTGAGCCGCCAGAACTGCCGCTGTTGGCCGCTCTTGCCCCGCCGCCTCCGCCCGTAGAAGAAACAGCATTAAAGCTACTAGTATTTCCGTTTCCGCCTGCGGTATTAACACCTCCAGCACCGCCCGCGCCGACTACCACAGAATAACTGGTAGCGGTGATTGTCATTCCTGTGGCTGTTAAATAACCCCCAGCACCGCCGCCGCCACCATCTGAAGAACCTCCCGCGCCGCCGCCAGCAACTACCAGATATTCAACAGTGTTGTCATTTCCTACACTTGTGACGGTAAAGGTACCGCTAGAGTTAAAGGTGTGAACCTTGTAGTCACCATCAGTAGTTACTGACCCGCCCGTTGCCGCCGTGTAAGTCGTCGGAATCTGTGCGAGGATAATCAAACTCATCGGGTGTACTCGATCGTGAACGAAGCATCGACGCATGAACTGTTCGATGAAATCGTCACTACAATGTCGTCACCCGCAACGAAAGCGTTTGCGGAACTATGCGATTGCTCTTGCTCCGATGAACTTACACTGTTTGCCGTACCACCTAGAGCGGTGGTGTTGATCTTAAAGGTGGCAGTGCAAGTGCCGCTTGCTGATTTCGTAGTTGTTTTGGTGATAGTGCCAGCGAAAGGGCAGTTCAGGACCAGCGTGTAGCTTTGGTTGTCAGGCAGAAGCAAAATCCCGGACCATGACTGCGTTGCTACACCAAGGTTGGTTCGGGCAGTGGCTGCGTCTGAAGCACCTGTGCCGCCTTGCGCCACACTAAGGTCTGTCGTCAACCCGGTCAGCGCGGTGATGTCGCTGTTTGATCCAGACGCAGCAGCACCAAGGTTAGACCGCGCAGCAGCCGCGTCAGAGGCTCCTGTGCCGCCGTCAGCTACGGCAATATCTGTGATGCCTGTGATCGATCCGCCTGTGATTGAGACACTGCTGGCAGCAAGATTCGTAATTCCCGTTACGGAGCCACCCGTAATGTTTACCGAACTCATAGCCAGATTGGCCGTAAAGTCAGAAACCGCGGCTCCAGCCCCCGCCCCGTCGGCATAAATCAGCTTTGTGTCGCCGTTCGCAACGGTTACGTTTGCGCCGCTACCCTGCGAGAAAATCGCGGACTGACCCGAGTTGTTGTAGACAAAATACAACTTGTCTTGGTCGTTCGGAGAAATCGTAATGGTATTTGTTCCCGAAGGAGAACCGCCCAAAACCAGCACTTTGTACATACCATCAGACAAAGTGCCGTCGGTGGTCGTAAGGGTATGGGTAGTTCCACTCAGCGAAATTGCGCCGACGCCGTTAATGGCGCGGTCCACAATGTCCATGTTGACATTGACGGTATCACCCCATGTACCGGACTGGTCTCCAGTAGCGGGCTTCTCAATGCCCAAGTTAGAAGTATAGGATGAAGTCATCGCCTTGTCCTTATGCCGCTATTTTTACCCAATTCGGTACTTGATTTGACGCGATCCTCTGCCAGTCAGGGTTTTGGGTAAAAAGGATGTCCTGCCAGTCAGGGTTTTGGGTAGGAAGGATGTCCTGCCACACGTTTACTTTACCAGAAGAACCTGTGGCCGACAAACCACTTACTTCAACTACGTTGGTTGTATCAACGGTTACCGAGCCGACAGCCCCGGCAGCCGCAAGGCCTGTTACAGGTACATCGGAGGCAGCATCTACTACAACAGAACCGACAGAACCTGTGGCAGATAGGCCTGTTACGGCTAAGACCTGATCGGTCTGTACCGAAACAGAACCGACAGAACCTGTGGCAGATAGGCCTGTTACAGGCACGTCAGCGGCGGCATCTGCTACAACAGAGCCAACAGCCCCTGTAGCTACTAGGCCTGTTACAGGTACATCGGAGGCGGCGTCTACTACAGCAGAGCCGACAGCCCCGGCAGCCGCAAGGCCTGTTACGGGCACATCGGAGGAGGCCTCTGCTACAACAGAACCGACAGAACCTGTGGCAGATAGGCCTGTTACGGCTAAGACTTGATCGGTCTGTACCGAAACAGAACCGACAGAACCTGTGGCAGATAGACCTGTTACAGGTACATTGGAGGCGGCCTCTACTATAACAGAGCCGACAGCCCCTGTGGCAGGAGTTCCCGTTACAAGTACATCGGAGGAGGCGTCTACTACAACAGAGCCGACAGAACCTGCGACGGTAACACCTGTTACAAGTACATTGGAGGCGGCCTCTACTACAACAGAGCCAACAGAACCTGTAGCTGATAGGCCTGTTACAGGTACATCGGAGGCAGCATCTACTACAACAGAACCAAGAGCGCCCGTAGCTGATAGGCCTGTTACAAGTACATTGGAGGCGGCCTCTACTACAACAGAGCCAACAGAACCTGTAGCTGATAGGCCTGTTACAAGTACATCGGAGGCGGCCTCTACCGTAACACTGCCAAGCCCGCCCGTAGCCGCAAGGCCTGTTACGGCTAAGACTTGATCGGTCTGTACCGAAACAGAACCGACAGCCCCTGTAGCTGATAGGCCTGTTACAGGTACATCGGAGGAGGCCTCTACTACAACAGAGCCAACAGAACCTGTAGCGGAGGCACCGGATACAGCTACAATCAAGCCGGTTATTACACTGACAGAACCAACAGAGCCTGTAGCAGCTATGCCTGTTACAAGTACATCGGAGGCGGCCTCTACCGTAACACTGCCAAGCCCGCCCGTAGCCTCAACACCCGTTACGGCTAAGACTTGATCGGCCTGCACCAGAACAGAACCGACAGCACCTGTGGCAGATAGGCCTGTTACAGGTACATCGGAGGAGGCGTCTACTACAACAGAGCCGACAGAACCTGTGGCAGGATTTCCCGTTACAAGTACAGCGGAGGCCGCATCTACTACAACAGAACCGACAGCCCCGGCAGCCGCAAGGCCTGTCACGGGCACATCGGAGGAGGCCTCTGCTACAACAGAACCGACAGCCCCTGTGGCAGGAGTTCCCGTTACGGCTAAGACTTGTTCTGTGGAAACAGAAGCAGCACCTGCTGCGCCCGTGGCAGCAAGACCTGTTACTGAGACGCCTACCTCTCCCGTAACCGTTACGCTTCCAACGCCCGAAGACGCTGAAACACCTGAGACGGCTACCGGTAGGGAAGACCCCCAAGCACCTTCCCCCCAACTTCCGCGGCTCCAGCCGGTTAGGTTGGGATTAGGTAAACTTACACCCCACGGGCCCTCCCCCCAACCCGCGCGGCCCCAACCGCTGAAATCGGACATGGGTCGAGGGCTTCTTGCTTACGCGATACGGATGATGGCGTTACTCGCGTCGGCGGTCGGGAACTGAATGGTAAAGTCCCCCGCTGTCGAAGTCTTATCGCCGCCAAACGCCAGAACAACAACAGACGGATCGCCCGCTGCCGTATCGTTGTAGATCAGAGCTCCGTTAGCCGTAATAGTGGCCGACGAGAAGGTCAGATCCGCAAAATCGGTCAGCGCGGTCGTACCGCTGGTCGTCGGGGTGACGTTAGTCAGAGTACCGCCGCCTGCGCTATACCCGGTGCCGCTGGCCTCATTGGTCGCGGAATAAGCCGTTGTGGTCGCACCCAGCGTGGCCGAACTGGTATACAGAGCCAGCTTGAAGGTGTTACCCGTCGAGGTGGTGAAGTCATGGGTACCCGTCATCAGTTCTTGCTTGAACGACGTGCACATTGCCTGCGTGATGGCCATTAGAGCCTCCTTATAGCTTTTGCAAGTTCAGGATGCCCTGCGTCACACAGGGCGTTGTAAATTGTAGTTCTATCACTTTTGATGGCCTCTCGCATATAGAAAGCTACAACCTTCTCCATGTGACGTTGAAAGGCGCGAGCTTGGTCGCGGAGAGCCGGATGAGCCGTATCTGAAACAGAAATCAGCTTTTCCACACACCTCTCGGCTACCTCGTCCGGGGAAAAACCTCGGTTTTCCGTGGTTTTCACCGTTACGATGGGTTCTTCTGGGACACTTACCTCGAACTTAAACATTAGACTTTATCCCGGACAATCAGACCTGTGCGATACGCATCGGTATCTTCGATGGCTTCGCCGTAATTCTTCAACTGACCCAAGCTGTTAACGAACTGTTGGGCGTAGTTCTGGATCACGTCAGGCTCACCCTTCATAAAGGTATACGCCTCTACGAGGCTGCCATACAGCATAGCAACAGGAGCGTTTTGGCTCAACCACGTCGTTCCGGAGTCACCCTGCGTCGTCAGACTGGCAGGTCGATACAAATAGTGGATTTCTACGCTGTAATCCGCATCGGGGGTGGGGGCCAAGATGAAGTTATCTACGTCAAAATATCCGTAGTACTTAGGCGTTCCCGTCGAGGCCGGATTGGGGTTGTATGACTGCAAGAAGTTAACATCCTTGTACAGAAGGAACTCCTTGTTCGACCCGTTAACCACCGACATAGAGTACGGCGCAAGAAAATCTGTCGGAGCGGCCAGATACTGGTTACCCGTTGTAGCACTACCCGATGCGTTTTTACGAAAAACCGTAAGTTGAACACCTTTAAGGATCCGCTCCTCGGTGTTCTGAATGAAGTTATTAAGGTTGTTGACGAAGGTTGTTTCGTCGTTTTCCGTGTAATCCTGAATAGCTTGTTTAAGCTCAGAGTATGTATAGGTCATGTCGTCACCACAGTCACAAAGCCAACGCTAGAGACAAGGTGCGTATCTACACCTCGGTCGGGAAACCCACCCCCACCGACCGGCACATCCATAGGTTCTACACGATCAGGCCGAGCATTCTTCAAAGCCTGCGGGTCCGTAACGGGCGGATATGGGTATAGTTGCGGATGCTTGGGCTCGTACTCATCCTTGCCCACCAACAGGCCGTTCCACTCTTTTCGCATGTCCCGATAGCGATAGCGCTGCCCGGAACGGTCCGAGATAGCGTAAGAGTTTTTTCCGGTGGCGAACTTAGGCATAATGGCTACCTAAGATACTGGTAAGCAGGTTCAATGGTGAATGAGGCACGATCCCGGTCTTCCTGAATGGCTCGCTCCATCTCTTCCTCATATACGGCTTTCAAAAGCTGCACACGCTGCGGAGAGCGTTTGATAGCGATGTAGTAAGCCAGCCCGGCTGCAAGACAGGGGTAAAAGCGGAAGGGCACGTCAAGCGTATTGGTAAACGTGTCCGCGTCATCCATACGCGTCAGGGCGTCATAATACAGAACGTCAGTGCTGTTCTCAGGGATCGGCCAGATCTTAAGGTTAGGGTCGATCTGGCGGTCCAAGAAAAACTGTGAAGGGCGTCCCTGCGTCGTCTTCGTAGGAATAGTCAGGTACTCTTCACGACTAAGACGGTCCAAGGAGTAGTCCGTCCCATCCCGACGAACCACAACGGACAAAATGTCGATGACATCCGTGCCAATCGTGTATTCGCCGTCGCCCTGTGTGAGAGCCTGAGAGCGCTGCGCGATGGTCCACTGGTTCAGGCCGCGGTTAGCCCACTCGGCCAACATAAGGTTAAGCGAACGCTTTGCGGTCTTGAGGTCGTACCCAGTACGAACTTCAAGGCCACAGCGCTCAAAGGCTTCTTCGATGTAGTCAGATACATCGAGTTCGAAGTCGGTGCTGCCCGAGACCGCCATCAGCTAGTTCACTTTCCTTTTTTGACCATGCCGCCGCCGCGCATCTTCTTAACCATGCCGCCGCCGCGCATCTTCTTAACCATACCACCACCGCGCATCTTCTTAACCATGCCGCCGCCGCGCATCTTCTTGACGGGGCCGCCGTTGCCGAGCCGGACTCTTGGTTTCATAGCCATTTTAATCTCCTATCAGACGACGATACAGGCGTTCTCGTCGCGCATAAATATCCGAAGCATTTGTGTCTGCTTCATAGCCGTCATAGTACCCTTTTTCTTTCAGCTTGTCTGCCGCTTCTTGGAGCTTTGAAAGCCTCTGGATAAAGGTAATTGCGTACTCTTCCTCTACCAAAGGATTGAAAGTGCCACCATCAAGTTGTTCGTCTGGGTCGTCGGAAGGATGGAAACCCATAACCCACATATCCCGATCAATGAAAAAACCTTCCGAAACGGCGTCGTTCAGGTCATCCAAGTACTGATGATATGCGTCGGGGTCTTCCCGAAACACCGTTTCCACCAGCATCACAACGTCGTACCGATCCTCAAACTCCGAAAGCACCTTGTAAAGCGTCTGGTATCCAGACTCGTGCTTGAACAAGATGAGAACCTTGTCTTCTTCCCAACTCTTCCGGGCATACGGACAAGGCGGCAGATTGTTGAAGATGGGAGAGGCTTTTTCAATCGCGTGCTCAGACCAAGCCCGGATTTCCGTGCAAATGTCCCGTTCAATCCCGACCGTGAACTCCATCACGCATACCGTGTCTTCTTGCGGCGACCGCTCATCACGGCACCGCAGCCTTTGTGGAAACGGCGATCCCCAACAGCACCGCCAGCCTCCATACGCTTTACGGTCGCAGCTTTCGTATTACGGACAAACTGCTTTCCTTTAGAGCCTTCACGCTTTTTCTTATTCGCAGTAGACTTGCGCTCACCTTTGCTGAGACTTTGCGCTTTGCTGCGAGGAAGGCATCGGTCAGGGTTTTTCTTGTTTTTAGAAGTACCGCATTCACCCGCGATATTCCCCGAGCTATCAATCCGAACCCAGTCTTCATCAAGCCACTCCTGAAGTTTACCTTTAGCCACTTTTCTTCCTCCGCTTCTTGGAAGACTTGGCGTAGTTTGGATCTTTACAGTATTTCGAAGCCGCCAGATTAGCGTAGGCTGACGGGTATTTGTCAAAGGTGCGCTTTGCCCAAGCTTTACCCTCGGGACAAATTGTGCCGCCCTCTTTCTTGCGTACCACGCCGCCCTTACGCATCCTTACAGGCTTACAGGCCCCGGCTCCAAGGTTAACGCGGCTCTTCATGCTAAAAACGCCATAACGGCACCCACGACTGCTATCAGCAAGGCCGCCAACTGTAGGGTGATACCGCCCAGAATCATCCAAACCCTCTTGTCCAGAGACGCTACGTCCTTTTCAATGTGAGCAAGATGATTTGTCTCTAAACGGTGAAGGATGGCTTCGATCACCGTGACTTTCTTGTCAATCTCTTGGAGGTCAGGCTCAGACATCGGATCACCAAGCCTTACAGGACCAATAACGGGCGCTAAACTTATCCTTGGCGGTATCACAAGAATGGCGAGCACGAAAGTTTTTCTTGCGACCCGGCTGGTCTTTTTTGATCGACATGTTTGGATCGCCAAATCGAACTAGCTTAATCTCGGGGCCCTTCTTAGCAAGAACCGCACTTTTCTTGTTTTTACCGGGAGTGCGCTTGGGCTTGTTAAACCCCGCAAACGTCTCACCGCGATAGCTGATTCGCCCCGAAGGAAGCCGCTTAACGTCCTTGGTGGTAGCCATCAGAGGTTATCTCCGTTGTCTACTAGAACGCCGTTAAAAGACGCCGACATAGCGTTACTCTGGTTCTTGTTACAGATAGCCCGTACTTCTACGTCCGACTTTTCCGTCACCTTAATTGGATACGCAAAAGGATAGTAAATCTGACTTTCCGCAACATCCAGCTTAACCTGTGTGCGGAACACACCGCCAAACGG